ATCATTAGGATCTTTATTTATTGTTGGATCTAATTCAGGATTAAAAGTATATATACTTGGATCATACTCTCCTGGAAGAACATTGTATATACCTCCATTATTAGACTCTAATTCACTAAATTGTTTTAATGCATTTAATGTGTCTATACCAAATTTACTATCTACACCTTGTTGGTTAACACCTAAATCACCTTCTAATATATCTGTTTCTTTACCACTAAAATAAGTAGGATATGATGTTTTTAACTCTTCCGAAGGATTCATTAAATTAGTCTGTAATAATTTTACATGTTCTTTATTTCTAGGATCAAACGTTTCTAATCCTGTAATAGCAGCAGCCTCATCTAAATAATCTGCTATATCTGTATCTGTTACATTATTATATAAACCTGTAAATGTAGATTTCTTTTTCTTATCAGACGCGTTATTAGGATTGTCGTTATCTACTACTGCGTTTTGTGAGTTATCTCCTACATTATAAACATAATCATCAAAATTTGTTACAGAGTTAGCATTACCAATTACTATCTTTGCTTCTTCTTCAGACACTCCTTTTATAAAACTATATCCTTTTGGAGTAAGCATATAATTAGCAGCCTCTGTAAGACTTAATCCAAGTGTACTAGCACTATCTTGTAAATCTTCAATACTAAAACCTTCTAAGTTAAATAAAGCAGGGTTTATATCTTTAAGTTCAGCTGGTATTTTTGTCGCATCGTCCATTATACTATTGTCTCTTGGACCCAATGATTTTATATACTCTTGTAATTTAGCTAGCTCTTCTGGAGTTAAATCTGGACCTCCATTTTGAAATTTTGTTCTTTCTCCTCCAAGATTGTATTTAGATCTACCAGCTGCTTTTTCTTGTATAGCTGCTAACCTATCTAACTCTTCTTGACTTCCACCTTGTTTTAATATATCTTTATGTCTTTGCGCAAAAGACTTTCCTCCCAGCTTTAAATAACTAGAAAAGAAATAATCGCTTCCTTTTATTTTATCCATAGTTTCTCCGCCCTCAACTTCTGTCATAGGGTCTAATTTAATTCCACCTTGTTCATGTTTTTTACCGACAAATTCTGTTGCTCCCCCTGGTAATGGTTTAGCTACTCCTCCATCTAATTGTCTTACACCACCTGTTCTTTTTGATAATAGTTGTGCAATAGCAGGGTTACTTTGACCAGATTCAGATTGATTAGTATATTGAATTTGCGGATTACTTGTTTTATTCCTACGTGCATTAAGTAATTTATCTGTAAATTTTATTTTAGGCACCTGTGCTGCACTTTTAAAATTTTTAACAGTTTTTAAAGTCTTATAGGTTTTATTTCCTATTGCTGCTGGGCCTGCTAATAATCCAACACCTGGTGTTGCAGCTGCTAAATTTATAGCCATATCTCCATACTTTCCTCTTGCTCCTGAAATTCCAGCATTAAGCAGATCGGGAACAACACCAAACCCAGGAATCATCCCTAATCCTGCTAAACCTAATTGCGCAGTATCTAAAAATCCCATGCCTAGTTCTGGAGTTATTTCTCTTTGTTCTAAAGTTTGATCTAGCTTTTGATTTAAATTTGCTTGACGGTTATTTTCAGGCGCATTCATTAAAGTTTCTCTAGTAGTTGCTACATTTCTAAAATCAATTGGTTTAGGTTGTGAAGATTGTGTAGGCAAATTTAAATTTTTAATGTTGCTAGGAATTTGTCTATCAGAACTAATAAGATTTGGCATTGTAAGTGATCCACTTTGATATGCTTGATCTCCTTCTCTTGCTCCTGTTTTTGCATTAATAAAAGCTGCATCAGAAGCAGACATCGTATATAAATCTGGATTGTTTCCTTGTCCTCCTCCGTTTTGATATTTTCTAACTCCACCTAATCTGTTTTGAGCTAATAATGTATTGTTATTTGGTGTAATAACAGGATCTGCTTGCTCATATTTTCCAGAAGATATGTGAAGCACATCTTTAATAGGATCTTTTATAAATTTACTTTTTAAATTTCTTTTAGTTTGATCCACAATATAATTACCAGTTTTTTGAGCTAGTTGATTTTTTGTTGAATTTTGTATTGTATTTTTTAACAATTTTTCTCCACCTTCTGTTACTGTATTAACTGCTGTACTACCTATTCCTTGAAAACCTGGAATTTTACCAAACGTAGTATCAACAACTCCAGAAACAAGTTCATTACCAGCAGTTTCCCAATCTCCTTCCAACGCTGCCTGCCCTGCTTGAATAGCATCTACTCCAACACTAGTAAGCGTTGCTGCTTGTGGAACTCCTGGTATAGGAATAAATTTAGCTCTATCTGCTACATATTCAACTTTTCCTAAACCATCTAAGTTTGACCAAGTATCTTTTGTTTTTTGCACTTCATTAGCAATAGTTTCAGGTGCATTTTTTATTCCTTCTACTATATTGTCTCCTGTTTCTTTCCAAGCATTTCTTTGAACTATTCCTCTATTATTTCTGTGAACTGCTGTCCTAGCAAAATAATCTTCACTGCTTTCATTATCTCTTCTTTTAGGATAATACATTCTAGCTGTAGGGTCATCTCCTGGACCATAAATACTATTATCTATTCCTTCTAAATTAGTTTGGTATCCCCTTGTAGGCGCAGGACCTGTTGAAAAATCATGACTAGGAAGTTGCCACTGGCCATTTACCATTTGCCAATTATTCATAGTATCTGTTTCAACCTTATTTCCGCCTTCTGCGTATTTTAGGGGACCGCCCCCCATATAAAAATTTCTGTATCCACCTCGTTTAAGCTGTCCCATATTAGATCCAGAATACTCTTTACCTTGTAATCCTCCTGCAAATGCTCCTTGTTGTGCTTGAGCTTTTTTCATTTCTTCTTCTTCCTCCATTTCTCTTGCTTCATTTCTAGCCTTTCTTCCCTTAAGACCACTAGTAACAGCTCCTATTGTAGCACCAACTCCTGCACCAATTGCTGTACCAACTCCAGGAACAATACTACCTATAGTAGCTCCCATACTTGCACCTTTACCTGCACCGCTTAACATTGTACCTGATGTTTCACCTACATTCATTTTTGTAGCATCACCATCATCAGAAACTTTTTGCAAACCTTGTCCTGCAAAATCAGCAACCATACCAGCTGTACCAATATTACCTGCTAAATTACCTGCTTTAGAAGCTGCAGTTTCAGTAACTACACCGTCTACAACTGTGTCTGTAAAACCTTGGCTTGTAGCTAAGTCAGCTGCACTTTTACCAAATACATTTTTACCCTCACTTAACCTATCAGTAAGCATACCTAAACCTTTAGTAGCAGATTGATTAAGAGCTTGCGTAGCAGCTAAACCTTGTTGTTGTTGCTGAGCAAATTGCTGTTGCCAAGGTTGAGCTTTAATTTGAGCTAATTGATTATTAGCTGCATCTATTTGAGCTTGATTAACTTGTTCATAGCTAGCAGTATTAGTATTAGGAATCATAGATCCTGGCACAGTATTGTTACCATACATACCACCGTTAGCATAATATTTTATTCTTCCTCCACGTCTGTAGAGTTTTCTCATTTTTTTATTTTTGTTGATTCTGTTCATGTCTATGGAATTTACGAGCACCCACTTCAGTGGAGTACAAATTTACTAAAAAACTAGCAGTATTACTAGTTATCAAACGAATTGCTAACCATTTGTCTATAAATTTTCTTGGTCTAGGTATTGCTGTAATTTTACTATATACAGCGCTATTGTTAAAAGTTTCATGCATATCTGAAATAATCCACAATGGTAGTTGATTAGGCGGGGTAGATATTAAACTTCCACCACCATCTACCATTACTCCTCCTATATCTAATTCTTCTCCTTCAGCATCTAATCCTCCTATTTGAGCACTAAACATATTTGGTGTGTGCAAAGCATAATATAAATCATTATTTCTTCCTTCGCCTAAAAAATTAGGTGAAGACTCTCTTGTTAAATCTCTAAATTTATTAATACACCATTCACATCCATTTTTTCTTGCATTTAAAAGTTCTTCTATAGTTATTACACCAGAAGCTTGATGTGAATTATATAATACAAATTTATCAAATCCAGGACCATGTGTTTTTGTTGTTAACAGGTTAGCAGTATAGTCAACATCAGGATATGCATTGTCGGATCCCCCTGCAATACCGCATTGAGGACATCCTCCATAATCATCATTAGAGTCTTGAGCTTGGCTGGTTCTGTCTGTGATCCAGCAAAAATTGTAAAATAATTTATTTACAAATTTATTTTCATTATGTATTATTTCTATTTCTGACGGATAGGTTTTACCATAATAAGTACCTTTAGTTGAAGTATAATTATGTTTCCAAATATTTGAATGTACATTACCTCTACTTGTCATAGTTGGAAATTGTTTAAAAGAGTATAAAGCAGAAGATGTGTATGTATATAAATAAGGAGTATAATCATGAAAAGATATCCATGATTGTAGTTTTGGACTATAAGAAGCAGTCCATCCATCTCTTTGGAAATAATTTCTACCATTACCTCTGTATGCTTCATCTTCTACTGGTAATAAAGTCCAAGGATTATCTTGTTCACCAGCTTCTCCTAAGAAATTAGGATCTGGATCAATATCTGGTAATTTAATAATAAATTGATCTGATGCATTTGACACACCGTTTGCGTTACCTGTTGAATTTGCAGGTATGTACTGTATCATTCCTATTGGATCTGTATCATTTTGATCTATAAAGTTTTGCCATCCTTGCAAAAATAAAGCACTTGGAATAAGTTCTCTTTTAGTTAACAACACTCTTTGATATATTTCATCATATACCGAAGTAAATCCAAAACTTAATGGATTATCTGGATAATTAACTTTTCCAAATACTTTTAATTTATATGGTAAATTAGTTTGAAACCATTTTTCTAGTCCTACAGAAGAAATGTCATACATTTGATCTGTTATCATATGAACAGATGCATTTCTTTGGTCTACATAAAAATAACCAAAGTCTCCTACCGTGGTAGCAAACTGAGATTGTGTACCACCATACCCAGCTTCTGTTTGTTTTAACTCCTCTGGCGGTTGTGCAAATAAATCTCCACTTCCAATAAAAGCTTCTGACTGATCTGCCATTTGCATTGTTTGTTTACCTTTAGTTCTAAAAATACTATCTTCCATATGAAAGTATAGTAAATTATTAAAGACAGATATTTTCCATAAATCTCCTCTATTCTTAGGTAAATCTTTAAATTGTAATGCTAGAAAAATTCTATAGTTATCTAACAATGTGCTGTCATCTGATGTTGCGCTTCTAATAACTCTATTTGGAAAAGATGTTGGTTGTGATATTTGTATTGGGAGGGGTACTGTAGAACCAATACTATTAACAGATGAGTAATCTTCATTGTATTTCATGTTATCCACATCTGTTCCGTCTGTTGTATTTTTTAATAATAATACATCTTTTGCAGGAGTGCCTGGAAAATAAGAATCTTTTCGAGTGTCAACATGTCTAAAATTAATATTATCTGTAGACTCTACAATTGTATGATATAAATATCTTATATCTCTACGTCTTACATCATTCATAGGAGACCCATCTAAATCAACTAAATTTAATCTAGCTGTTTTTCTATAACCATGTCTAGATATAAATGTGTCACCCCCAAATATATGACCTGTTCTAAACCTATCTAATGCAGGTTGTGCGGCTACTTTTATATAATCTTCAATAGTCATTACTTGATCTGTAGGAGCATAAAAAGTTTCCCCTCCTCCTGTATAGTCAAATGCACCCCCCTCTTCTATAGGAGGATTAGTTTGTTTATTTAATTCAGAATTTGGATAAGTAGGATTTGTTGCTCCAGCTACATTACCAACATGTAAACTAGGATGTTGACCTCCTGCATTTATTACATTATCATATGTATCACTTGTTAAATAATTTATAGTAGGTAAATTTGCAATAGGATTACCTACATCATCTACCTTAAACCAATCATAATCGTCTCCTGTTACTTCATACCCTGTCCATACTAAATCTTGTTTATCAAATGGATTATACATATCTAATCTAAATGCATGCATATTAGCTTGATACATAAAAGGTTGGAATCCACCTTTACCAATATGAGGCTCAAAAAACGCATCTGCTGGCGGTTCTTCTTTAATCCATGGTAAATCTGTTGTTAAATTAAATGCAGGTAAAGTACCAAACTTTTCATTTAACAATAAAGATATATGACTTTCTCCAAAGTTATTCCAAGTCTTACGCCCAAAACCTAATTGTTTTCCATTGTATATACTATCCCCATTTAAATAAGTTTTACATCTTTCTTTAATAGGCCTGTTAAGATCAACATGTGTACCTGAAGTTTGTAACCATTCGTATAAATTAAATGTATCTGTACCTCCATCAAAAATACCTACAGCAGGATCTTGAGCTTGAGACGGACTAAAAAAGTTTAATGCTGTTTGTAACCCATTTACTACAGGACCATATTGAACTCCTGAATAATTTTTATGACAGTCAGCATATCCATCACCTGTTTTTTGAGGCATGTAAGGCCCACTAAAAGCAATGTTTTCTACAATATAATCTAATTTTAAATGTGTAGCAGCAGTAATACTTCTTCTAGCTTCCCCACTTCCACTTGGCCCGTGCCCTCTCATTAAATAAAAGTCATGAAAACTTAATCCTTGATACCCATAAGTCATTCCAGCATCTTTTGGGTTAGGTAAAAGATATGCTGTTTCATCTAAATAGTAAGGAAAATTAATCCAGTAGTGTTCTTTTGATTGAACAGCTGAAGATTCAAGTCCATACGATTCATCAGATATTCCATTAAATTCTGATATTGAATTCTCGCATGCAGGTACTATAGGATCTTCTGTAGTAGCATATGGATTTAATGTATTTTGTCCTAAAATACGTCTGTCATGATGTTCTCTATTTGCATAGTATATTCTAAAACCTTGTGTTTTTTCCCATATTTCTTGTGGTACTTTTAAATCCTCAAATTGTATACCTAAAGATCTTACATAATGAGCAATGTATCCTCCATCTGTTGCAGATGTATCTCCAGCTTTCCAGTGTACCCACCCTTGACATTTAGAAGGTTCCATATATGTAGTAGCAAAAGAACCTGGTAACCCATCACTATCAGCTCTAGCTACAATGTATTTTCTAGCAGGATCAACTAAAACAACAGTTACTAAACCTGTACTGCATGAATTATTACCTGGACCAAAGTTACTATTACCAGGAGTGACATTTGATGGTCGATCTCCCATAGCCCCACTATGAGTATCCCAAGATTCAGTACCTGGGCTTTTTTTCTTTACTTCAATACATCCTGTAGAAAATTTAACAGTACCTTTACCATTACTATTTTTACAATCACCTTTATTAACAATAGCAGATCCATTTACGTTAGAGTCTTTTCTAGATTGTACATAACTATATTCTCCTGCTCCATATGTAGAACTTGTATAATCACTGTTTGGATCATTGTCCATTAAAGATATGGGATCATTATTATACGGTCCAGGACCTGAAATAAAATCATTACTTACTATTGTTGCATATGCTCCTGCTTTTGCATTTCCACCACTCTTACTTTTATTAACCCAGTTAAAAGACATTTTATCTCCTATATTAGGATAAATAGTTGTAGCATCTGCATTTAACTCGTAGAACATAAAAATTTGTCTAGTAGTATCACAAGAAAGATGATTTTCAATAGAGTTTGAATCGCCAGGACCGTCTCCTGAAAAATATGGTACTGTTAGCATAGCTTCTATTTCAGGAATACTTGCTCCTCCCGTGCTTTCATTATTGTTTGGAGTAGACCCATTATAAACTTCAAATAATTTTCCCCAAACAACTTCATTATTACTTAAACCCATACCACCTGTTCTTCTAGCTTTAGAGGTTGCCCAATTAAAATCAATACTATAAACTTCTTTTACATCTAATATAATATCAATTGTAGAAGTATTACTGTGTATAGATTGATACTCTGCATTTTCATTAGATGGGAAATGATGATGTCTTACACGCCTTCCTGCTAATGAGGAGCCTGGCCTACCAGGTCTAGAAGCATCTAGTACATCCCAGTTAATTGCATTTAATTCATCTGTTGGATATCTTTCTCCTGTATTTTGCCAGTAGTTCATATTTCTACTTCCCTCTAACATACTAGTTTCAAAAAAATGAAATGCTCTACCTTTATTATTTGTTATTTGTCTTAATGCATTATCAGGATCTAAAGGATATATATCACATGATTCCCATAAACCAAATGCATTAATGTCTGGATCTGCTAAAGTATTATTTGCATCAATAATACTATTATTAAAATTATAAGTAGGAATACTTTCATATTGAAAAGCACCTGTAGAATTTAATTCATTTAAACGTAAAGGTGCTCTACCTGGAATATGGTATGCATAAGACTCTGTACCATCATTTAATATAAACGCAATGTAAAATGCATATACTTCATCTCTTGTATAACCTTTATATTTATATATATTTTTGTTATGCCTAAACCCTTGAGATCTACTTTCTATATTTCCTCCTTGTAAATTTTCTGGAGAACTTTCTATATACCCGTGTTCTAATACATCAATAGTTGCTTCATGCGGATCAAAAAACGGAAGAGGATGTAAAGCAGGTCTAGAACTAATATAGTTAGCATAGGGCTGATATCCTACATCCTTAGAGCCTTTTACATTTCCTAAGTATAGACTACCGTCTAATTGATTAATTGTCTTAGCAGTCTCGTAAGACACTGTGTCAACAATTACATCTTCTACGTTATCAAATCCATTAAAACCTTCTAACCCTGTAAATGTTACAGAATTTAAACTAACAGCACCTGCTACATTTTTAATAGGAAGATCATTTAATTTAAAAGTTGTACGTTTACCGTCAGATTTTCTTATAACTACAGGTCTTAAATATTCATAATCTGTATTTAAGTTACTTACATTCCATGTAATTGATTTACCTGAAGGCACAGCTGCTGGTGCTCCATCATACCTTTCTATAGGTAATACTCCTTCAATGTCTTCAACAATAGATATAGGGTTTGTTAGTGTAACATAGTTTGTAGCTACAAGATCTCTATCAACATATGCAAGAGCTAAAAAATATACTCCTGTTAATAAGTTACCTCCTGGATTTATACTATTAAACTCTACATGAGGAACAGGTCCTGATGATGGAAAAAGATCTAACATTCTAATATGAGAAGGGTTTGATGTTGATTCTGGATCTAACCCATACAATCTTTCAAACGGTTGTCCTACACCTCCTGAATTATTAAGCCATTCTTGTTGCCTAGTAATATTCATTGCTCTAGGCGGATTTACATTATCTACCCAATAAACAAATAGTTCCCCATCTGGATTTATTTTATACGTTCCTTCTATAAAATGGTTTTGATTAAAATTTAAATTAAAATCAGTTCCTGTTAAAGAAACAGTAGTATTAACAGTATCTCTGTTAGGTCTAAATAAAGTAGTATAAGAGTCATTCTCAAGTATTCCTATTTCTGAATTATATTCAAAATCAAATGCAAGGTCAGTAAATGTTGTGTTAAATGTTAAAAATAAAATAACTCTATCATCATTAATTTCTATAGATCCTATTACAATAGAACCTTCAGGTAATATGTTTGTATTGTCAGGTAAACCAGGTTTACTTTTTTTAGAAAGAAGCTCCATTCCATGCTCATTTGACAATACTCCGTCTACAGGATGTATTTGTATGTTTCTAGCATATCTCCATGTTCCTTCGGGCTGATCCATATGCCCTGTATCTTTAGAAAGTCCTTTTATATACTTACCCATTACATTGATCTATTTAAATTTTCTCTTGTACCTAGCTCTTCAAAAAATACACTATGTGCATTAACGTCTGGAACAAGTCTTACCCATTGATTCATAAAACTATCCATTTTATCTATATCAGGAAAATTAGCATTTGCTCTAGCCTGTGAACAATATTTCATCCATTTCTGATCTGCATAATTATAATCAATTTTATTAGTAGGTTTGTCCCACCCTCCTAATAATAACTGTTTAAATATGTACCAAAACATAGCTTCTTTATAACTTATATCATCTGGTACTAAAGGAAAACAATCTTCATCTACAGGAAACGCTGTATATGATAAACATATTTGTCCTGAAGCAAAAGATGTTTTTATATAATCATAATCAATTATATAAGAATCTTTAGCATTTGATACTTCATTTACACAATCTACACAGTGTATAGATTCTGGAAAAGTGCTAGCTCCATAACACAGTGGTATTAAGTTAGCACTTGATCCATCGATTTTGTTGTTAAAAAACATCCCCTCTAAAACAATAATCCTGCTGTTAATTTCATTTAATTCTAAGACATTGCTTTTATACTGAGTATCATATGTTTCTAAATCTGTAGCAGTAATACTAGATGTATATGTACCATCTGCAGATTTAACTACTTCACTTTCTAATGTTTTATTATACTCTTGTACAGTTGATTTTAATGTTTTTACTTTGTTTGTTAACGTTTCTAATTCAGATGCTATAGAAGGTTTAACTAAATTGTTTACTGCTACCTGGTTAATATAATATAAATCGTTAGGTAATAATGCTTTATTATCTTTAATGTGTAGTACAGTCTTTTTTGTAGCTAGTTGGGCAGCAGAACCTATATGCTCTAATGCCTCTCCTATCCACTCTATTGCATCATCTACCCAATTATCATCATTAGGTTTTAGATCACGCATTACTTTTCTAATAATACTTTTACTTGATGTATTTCTGTAAATCATAATTTTAACATTTCCACTTTCTCAGTGATTTATTTATTCTTGAATCAGGATCATTTGCTGTTTTACTGCTTGTAAGTTTTCTTTTCATTCCTTTCATTCTTGCACAAAAAGATCTTTTTCTTGATCCCCCTTCTGGTTGAGGAGCAGCTAATTTACTTCCTGGATTAGCTCTTCTATACGAAGCTCTACCTTTAGCATTTAATCCTCCACTAGGACTCTTACCTTCTTTTCTTTGCCATGCAGGACTTTTAACTCCTCCAGATCTCATACAATCTGCACACCCCCCATATCTTTTTTTTGCAGTTTTTGCAGAATCTTTTAATGCTTTATCTGACACACTTCCTTTACCTGGTTTAGATTTACCTAATCTTTTTGCTCTGTTCATATAATAATACAAACCTTTTTTTGCTTTACGACCGTCTTTTGTTATGTGATATTTACTTGCCATTATTTTTTAAATTTTAAATAAGCTAATTCATCTGTGTGTAATAATTTAATTAGCTTTTCTTTGTTTCCCTTTAATCCTCTTGTGGGAGTAAATTTATATGCAGATTTGTTTGGTATACGGCATCTTCCTTTGTTCCAATAATACCTACAATAAAAACCATCTGTATAATATATGTGCCATTTTATTCCTTTGTCTGTTTCTTTATTAAATAATATCTGCCCATCATCTAATAATTCTTTTTTATATTTATTACTTTCTCCCCAATCAATTCTAGGCGATCTAGGATCTCTACTTGTTCTTTTTATAGAGAGGGTAGATAAATTATTACCCATGTTAAATGTTCCTCCTTCTAATATGTTATCTATTGTTAAAATATTAAAATCTGAACATATAGCTTTAAATATAGTTTTATCTATATCTTCTTCTGTTTCACAATAATAATTATATATATCTTCTAAAGTATAATTCATTATTGTTTTTTAGCAGGGCCTGGTATACCTCCTGTCATATCTTGTGCTTGATCTGCTAAAGTATCACTTGTTGTTCCTAATAATAGTTGTAGTTCTCCACTTGCCATTCCTGCTGTAATAGCTTGTATCATATCTGCAGGAATTGGGAAAGGTTTACTATCATCCCAACATACCCCATTCTCACACTGAAAGTCTTTAAGATCTTCAGGATTTTCAAATGCTCCTCTAACGTTTACAAATTTTAAACCTTTTGCATTATAAATATATAAATGATCTTCAATCATATATCCTTTATGTTTATTTGAAGTATACTTATCATGAGGTAACCACTTTACCATATGATTGTCAATAACAGGGATAGTTTCTATCCCCGTTACGTCTCCTACATAGGTTAAGCCTTCTTTAAAATTAAATCGCACAGTTCTTGGGATTTTTTTAATAGTCCTAGATACAGAACATGATACAGGTAAATCACAACATTTAGATGGATTTACTTCTTCTAATTCTAAGCATCCTAGATCTTGTTCTATATGACGAGTAACTATACCATTTCTAGCAAAGTCTCTACGAATCATCATAGCTCTGTAATGTTTTATATTAAATTTAATTTGAGATAAAGAAATGTGCTCACTTTGATTGGGCCTTCCTCCTCTAACTAAATTTAGTATATTATATGCAATTTCATTTAAAGTCATTTTATATTACGTTTGTTTGTAGGTATCCTTCATATCCTCGTTCTTTACTCCAAATATGAGCTTGTGCTGTTCTTCTAGCTTCATAACCCATACCTTTGTGCCAACTGTCATTAGAGCATATAGATGGTAAGAATCTTACCTTTATACCTCTATATTCATTTACCATTTCCTTATGTAAATGTCCACAGTGGGCTTCACGAAATTCACACCTAGAGAACATTAAAGGTTGCTCAGTTGCCATTATAAGCGGCATTTCAGCAGGTTTCTCTTTATCTCCATGGGTAAACATTATCATATTCTTTCCGTATTCAAAGTACTTTCTTTGCTCAAGATCATTATCTACTGATACATTTTTATCATTTTTATACCAGCCTGATATTACATCTCCTGCATAGAACATTCTTTCAAAGTCATGATTACCAGATATTACTATAACATGTACAGGTGCTATTTCTTTTAAATGATCTATAGCTCGTACCATTAATCTCCAGTAACCTCGAAAAGTATCTTTCCAATCAGCTACATCTTGTTGAGGTGTGCCTTTTGTAGTTGCTTGTCTCATGCCTTCTGAGTTCATTCCATCATTACCAATAGGTAATAAAAACTTCTCAATGTTTAGGCCTGATCCTTTATGTACTAAATCTTGTACGCAGTTCATAAAGTTAGCTTCTAACTCTTCTAATGTTTCTCCAGTCATTTTACCGTAATGTATATCTGGTAAAGATATCTCATAAACACAAGGATCTTTTAAATCTTGTCTTTTAATCTTAGTAACTTTAGGACTGTATTGAGCTGCAAAATCTTCTATTTCTTTTTTAAGCTCATGTTTACTTTTTTCATCTCCTTTAGTTACTACAGAGAATCTTTGCTGTCCAGACATCGTCTGCCAAAATTTAACAGACTTTACATCGTCAGGTGCAATTTCATTTTTGTCAAGGAACGTTTGAAATTCAGTGATAACACTTTCATTTTCATTAGTTACACTACCGTCTTTAGCTTCTATTCTTGCTTCTTTTAAAGCATGTCTACAAGTTTCTACACTGCAGTTTAGTTTTTCTGATAAACGTTCAGCTCCCTCTTTAAGGTAGCCAGGCTTGTCAGAAAGGAAAGCCTTAATTTCATTTTTAGTCATTGTATATAAATTGGTTGGTTTTATTTATTTTTTACTTGCTTTAGCTCTTGCAACTACATCAGCAAAGTTTTTTTCGCTTCCTTCTAATTTACCTCCGTCTTTTTTTATTACTCCTCTACCTTTTAAGATGTCAGCTCTAGTTACTTTACCATCGCCTGTTAAGTCAGGAAATTTTTTCTTTCCTCCTTTTTTCATCATTGTTTTTTTACCGTACATATAATTATTTTTTTACTTTTTCTACTGATCTTCCTCCAAAATACGCACCTATTACAGTGATCAGTGTTAACTGTAATAAATCCGTCCACTTTTCCTCTACAGTAAAGGATAAAAATCCTCCGTCTACAAAGATAAGCAACATTGTGCAAACTATCAAAAATATAAGAACTAATGGTCTTACATTTTTACTTAGCCAAGAATCAGAAGCCATATCTGCCTTCCAACGATCTGTTACATTTTTTTGTAACTCGGCTTCAGAATCTAGTAACATTTTTTTCATAGCATTTTTCAATACTATTTTTTCTTCTTTAGTTGTAACCACATCATCAATAATTTGACTAGCGTCACCTACTAAAGATTTTAAAAGTCCTTTAATCATATTTATATATTTAGATCTTTACTGTCTAATAACGTATAAGTAAAGCTATTTCCCCAAGTGTCTCTTGCTATTCTACATATATCCATAAACTCATGCCAATCATCATTAGCAGCTATTACTTGACATCCTGCACTCCACTTGTCTACCTGCGTAGATTTCTTGCCTCCCCATTTTGTAGCTCTATGTATATTAATACCAAACAATCCTGTTTGTGTATTATTATCATCTAGATCATACTTATTATCTTTATTAGCGTCTCTATATACAGTTACAGGTTTTGTTTGACCTAATGCTTCGTACCTACCTTGGTGTAATCTAATTTTATGAGATCCTGGATATTGACCTTCTTTTAAGACAGCCACTCCTTCTTTTCTCATAATATTTTCTACCCAATATCTTCCTGGATCTGTAGTACAATTATAAACATAGAATTCCCAATCACCATCGCATTTAAATGCTAAGGTAATTTTGTCATCAAATTTATTTGTAACTTCTGTACCTGTATCAGAGTTTCTAATTCCTACAATGTTAAGGTTGTAGTTTCCTTTTTCAAACCAAGAAAAGTTTTTTGCTTTAACAGCCTTTTCTATAATTTCTCTAGTTAATTTCATGCTTTAATTATTATCCTTTCTTAAATAAACCATATTGTACTTTTACAGTATCTGTATCAGCTCTTAACTCCATTCCTTCAGATGGTGCTAATGTAAACCACATAAATTCTCCTGGATGTAATTTTCCAAAAGTTGCTGCTGCTGCATCTTGCACATAAACAAAATTAGTAGCATCTAAATTTTTTAAATACACATAATATGTATTTGAATCAGACGCTGGTACAAATTCTCCGCCTCCAGCTACTGCTGTAGTAACATTTCTTTTGCCCATTTCTATAGGATCTGTAACTGTTAAAATGTCTGACAATGTAATATTTATTGCATCAGATACTGCATCGTTACTAGTAAGTGTTAACTTATTAATTAGTGTTGCCATATTATTTTATTATTATTATTATTATTTTATTAAGCTGCAGCTTGAAATACAATTATTTCTAATACAGGAGTTCCTTCTGCAGCGTCTGCAAATAGATCTACTGTAGATGTCCAAGGAAAGAATGCAAATTCTCCTGCTCCTAAAAACATATATTCATCACCTGAGTCTGCTTTTTCTATTGTTATAATTTCTGCAGCTGTAGTACTTTTATTGTATAAAAATACATATGCAGTTGTATAATCTGCTGCTGCTAAAACTGACGCAGAAGCAGTTGAAGTTGCTACTGTTTTTCTTACTGACTTACCTAGTACAGATAAAGTATCTGCTACACTAAAGTTTAATTCGTCAGAAAATAAATCTTTAGTATCTAGGTTAAGTTTTACATTTAATGTTGCCATATTATTTTAATTAAATTGTTTTAATATTATTTCGTCCACTTTACTTTGGACATCCTTTTTATCTGCTTCTAATTGAAACATTATATTTGCTGTAAAAGTTTCTTCTACATTACCATTGTTAAATATGATAATTGTTGGAACTGCTGTAATTTCAAATTCAGTTTGTAGATCCATATGTTGACCTATGTCAACTCTATATACCTCACACTCTTTTAAATTGTCTAACCATTTAACTTCATTTACATTATTCCAACTTGCCCAAAACTCTACAACTATAATACCTCTGCTTGTTTCTTTTTCAAAATCATTTGTACCAAGAAAAGATTGTCCTTGCGCGTACGAGAAAAAGGTTAGAAATAAAAACGATATAAGTACTTTAAGTTTTTTCATTTTTTAAGGGATTTAAATTCTTCTTTTAATTCATCTAAGTCTTCTTGAACCCTGTCAATTTTATTACGAGCCATTTGATCTTTCATATTAAACTCCATTCTTGTAGGGGGCCAAGTATTTGTAGCTGCAGGATCTCCCATATCTATTGTATAGGTTCCTGTTCCTGGTATAGGCTTTTCTAATGCTTCTTGAACTTTAATTTCAAGTTCAACAAATTTAGAGTTAATGCTAGCCATTAAACCAAAGTATGCAGAGATTACAGTAGCTACACCAACTACAATCCCTATTAAAGTTTTTACACTTATTTGAAATTTACTATCTTCTGATAATTCTTTTGCCATTTTTTTTAATTATTATAATTCATTGTTCCAGTTATCATTCCAGATACATCTGCTACAAAGCCAGCATCTCCTAATTTTATACATAGTTTCATATCACTATCAAATTTAAAAGGAATACCGTTGTTAAAATCTAAAGTACAAGAAACAGGAATTAAAGTACCTCGTAACAAATGTGTTGTAACATCGCTACTATCTTTTAAATACAGCAGTACAGTTATATCTGTATTATCTGTATTACAAATAAATAGTCTGTCCAAAGATAAATACTCTGGACGATTGTAATAACTCTCTGGAGGATCTGTCTGTTCTCCATCATTTATTATTACTAATGGGTCATACAACAATACCTCATCTGTTCCACTTAAACTTTTTATTATATCTTCTTTTATATCAGGCATTTTATTTATTTAAGGTGCTGCATCAAATTCTGCACTGGTTCCTAATAAGGTACTATAATCCCATTCTACTACTACTGTTCCATACCAATATGTATTTGCTCCAGGGTCTGCACTAGCTTGTATTGCTACTACAAATTTTTCTGTACTTTCAAAATGTTTAGCATTACTAAAAGCAAAATGAAAAACATGACTATCATCAGTACCAGTAAATGCAAGAACTTCAGATTCTTCTTCTGTCCAATTAGCTAAACTAGTTCCAGAGTTATTTGGTCCTCTAGTATAAATTTTAACAGTAAAATCTCCACTTCCTGATATAGACATACAACTAAGTGCTAATGATACTACTCTACCGTCACAAGGTGCTACTATAGCTACATCATCTTGATAAACTGTTGATTGTTCAAAAGTTGTACCGTGTATAGGTAAAAATACTTGACTTGTATTTAAATCATCTATAAAGTTACAAGGAAAAACTTGATATTGTTTACCATCTTTTAACGCTACCTCTCCACTTGCATCAGGTAACGTTATTGTTTGATCACTACAAGATGCTGGACCAACAAAAGATACTTTATTAGTACCATTATCAGTATCTTCATATAATTTTATAAGACCTGCTGAAGCACTAGAACCAGGTATCTCTAATTCACTACTAGTAATTTTTACTGGACTAGCAAAAAGAGATAATACCCCGCCAGAAACTATACTCATATCTCCTCCTAAATTATGAACTCCAACCACGTTTGCAAAAGTTCCACTTGCAAGAGCTACAGATTCAACATCTATTTGACTTGCGCCTCCATATGTTAAAACTCCACTAGATGTAGACCCACTAAAAGATAATGAGTCTCCTACATCAACAGTATCCCAAACAGGTTTAGATCCATCCCATTTTAAATATTGCCCTGTTGAACGAGTGTCAGCAGAAGCTATATTATACATGCCAATATATCTACCTGGTTTAGTCATATTATTTTTTTGCAAATTTTTCTACGCCGCTTATCCCAAAACATCCTAATACAACCCATACAAATGAATCATATACAAATTTATTAATTACAAGATCATAACCTGCCCATCCTGTTATTAGATCAGCCATCATTATAATACACATTATTACAAAAGCAATAAAACCTACTATTGCTTTTTCATTCCAATCATTGTTGTCTTTAAATATATTCATGTTAAAAATTTATTGTTAATGTTATACTACCTTCTAGTTTACTAAAATTAAAGTTTGCCATTACACATATTCCTTCTACACAAAATCCCATACTAGGAGGATGGGTACATTTACAGTTTCCAAAGTTTTTTCTATCATCTCCTCCATTTACTAAATCTTCTGCTTTACTTAATATTTGAAGCAATTCATTAGCAAGGCACTCATCAGACAATCTACTGTTTTTATGTGTTCTAATAAGAGTGCCTAATTTTTTAGACATAGCTGTTAAATTATCTTTTGTAACAGTATATGTATACAATGTTTTAGACTCTAAAGGTCTAGTTGATATGGTAACAGCTCTTGCCATATTATAGATCTAAAAAATCTTGATAAGAATACCCTCCATTTTTTTTCTTTTGTGTTTGAGGTTGATAATCTAACATTCTTTTTCCTTTTCTTGTTGTTTCGGACTCTTTTTGTTTCTCTGCTTGAGTAATAATTTTTTTCATAGCAGGTACAAACTTTTTTGAATAATGTCCTGCCTTTGTTTTATCTCCTCCGTTTCCTTTCTTTTTTTTATCTGGCATAATATATATATTTTAAAGATCTAAAAAATCTTGGTAACTGTAAGAACCACCACTAGCTCCTCCTTTTCGTTTCTTTTGTGTTTGAGGTTCATACTCTCCATATTTTTTATCTCTTGCTTTTTTAGCATTGACTGCTGCTGCTTTACCTGCTTTTGCAGCTGCTGCATCTGCCTTTTTCTTTTTATTTTTTTGAATAACATTATAAGTCATTCCAGGTAATGATGTATCAAACACAAACTTGCCTACTTTAGTGCTTTTAATTTTGTCTACCAAACCTTTCTTTTTTCCGTCATTTGTTTTATTTGCCATAATATATATATTTTAATTTAATTTATATTTAATTTTACCATCTTCTATATATAAACCTTCACGCTCTTTTATAGCCTGTCCGTTTAAATTATATAGTATATTGTTGGATTTAGATTTATTTATTAATTCATCTATAGACGAGTTACAAGGTTGCCCTGTATCACAATCTATGTATTCTGTAACATATTCTATAAACTCTACATATTCTATTTCTACAATTGTATCGTAAATAAATACGTCAACATATTCAATAACATCTACAAAAAGAGTATCTAAGATGTCTTCGTAAATGGTTACTGTGTCTGTTATATAAATGTATTCTGGAACAAACACTTCTACTTCTACAGTGTCTATTACAATGTTGTATACATATTCTGTATTAACTATAGTATCAAATATTGTTTCGTATATATATTCTATTACAGGAATATCTACGTAAACCGTATCACAAGGTGGTGGTCCAATTGGTCCACAACTTTCTATAGTTGTTGGTACAGCTTCTGCTTCATCAGATCCATCAACACAATCTTCCCATCCATCATTAAGATAAAATAGATCTGGACCGTTAGGTACACACCCATCAGGTGAGTATTGTGTCCAGTTTGCTGGATCATCTCCGCAATAATAACCTTGTTGCTCTGCACAGTTTAAACATAACTGCTGAAAATCGTAATCTTGCGCATTAGCAAACGAGCCAATAAACGCAAATAGTATTATAAATAATTTTTTCATAATTAAAAGAATAAATAGTTAAACCCAAATTTTACTTCATATACTGGTTTTTCCCAGTACTTCATATGTGTCCCCTCTATAAATAATCCTAAATTTTTTGTTATCCTTTGTCCAAATACTATTCCTGCATCCCATTCTAACCAATCTAGATCTTGTGTACCGTACTCAAAAGAGTAATCATCTAAGCCATAATGATACGGTAAACAATTAACCCAAGCATGTAACCAAAACTTAGGTGTATATTTGTAATATGCAATTCCTATTACTGCACTTAATTCTTTTTGTATTCCTAATTTATCTAATTCTCTTTCATTAAAACGTGCAACTGCACTTCCAAAGTAGTGGTTAAAGAACTCATCATTACTTGTTGCTACAAGAGTAGAATCACCTTCTGATACATCATACCAGTTATTATTAACATAAAATCCTTGAATCCATTGTTCTGGAGCATATCCAAAGTCCTCTGCTAATTGTTGAAAGGATGACTCGCCAGGTACCCAAAAGTCCCTAATAGGTACAAAGCCATAAGCAGGATGAGCTCTAACCACCGCTCCTACTGTAAAATCCCAGTTTCCTGAGTTTATTCTATATCTTGTATCAAAAGAAGTAAATTGTAAATTTACTCGCTGATTGTTTTTATATTGTGCTTTGGTTACACATTTAGTTCCTAAATATCTAATCCAAAAATTTTGATCAGTAAATTTTTCACCGCGATTCCGTATAAAAGAATAATTAAAAAGATACTCCCAGCCATTAGCATTACCAATAGTAACGTTGTCTGAAACAGCTCTTTCAGTACCATAGTACCACGTTTTAACTTTATATTCATAATCAAATCTTGCTATTTTACGAATTCCTACGGTTAAATTATAATCATAAGGATTAATATCTGTAACATCTTGATAACCTTTATCTATAGCTACATAATTTTCTCTTTCAGTAAAAGAAGTATTCATGCTCATAGATGTGTAGAATGTAGAGTATTTAAAGAAATCTTTTATTTGACCGTTACATACACTGCTTATAAAGATAAGCAAAATTAATATATTTTTCATTATAAATTATATTTTTGTTTTAATTGTCTTTCTATTTCTTTTACTTCTTTCTCGGGTAAAACTGAATCAAATACTAAAACTTCATAAATATGCCCTTGCCAACCACCAGAGCCCTGACCAATATAAATAAATCCATTAGTACTGTTAAATCTAAGATCATAAGTATGATCTTTACTTGCTCCACTTGTAGTACCAGCTGAAGTATCTCCGTTTTTATAAAAAGAACTAGCGCCATCAGTTGTCATTATTACTGTCCAAAGTTCAGTATTAGTTGTTGCTTGAGTACCACTATCTAAAATAACAGTACCATTTTTATCTGTCTGGTCTCCTATAAACGCTCGATAGTGATGATTACTCTGAGTACCTATTATTATAGGATCTCCTCCAACTGCACCATCATGAGCCTGTATCGTTAATATTCCATCTGCTCCTGGTGTAGAAGTTAAATTTTTTGCTACAAAAAATACAGTTAAATTATCTCCTGCTAATCTACTACCACTAAGTACATCTGTAGATACATTTCCCACAGTTGTAGTTGCTTCTAACCTATTAAGAAGACCATTAAATAAAGCATAGCTTTTACCATTTTGTCCATTAGTTCTAAATGTAGGTTTTCTAATTGTAACACTTTGTTGTAAACTTGCACCTAAAGATAAACCACTACCTCTTCCAAATCTTCTATCAAAAGCCTTGTTTTCAACAACTTGTATAGACTCACTATGATTTACTAAAGTTTGTGAGCCATCGCTGTAAACAGTTCTTCTATCTGTAAAATCAATCCATAGCACAGGACCGCCCTTCATTTTAGACATTGATTTTTTTCTAAATTTAGGAGCGGTACTACTTGCTTGTTTAGAGATACTTAATCCCATACTACGTTACAGTATTATTAGCAGTTGCAAAATATGCAATACATGCACCACTAGTAAGATCTATTACTGTAAAGTCACCATATATAGTTAAACCTTCAGCAAAAGTTTCACCAGTAATTGTATCACCGCTCCAGTTAGAAGCAGTAATTGCATTAAATACTGTATTCTCCATAAAAGTAATTGCATTCCATCCTCCAGCTGCAGTATGTGAATCTGTATCTGTAATTAAAAATGCTCCATTCTCTCCATGAGATTTTGCATCTGCAATTTTTATTGAATTAGTTACTTGTTCAAGTAACTGTTCTAATTCTGTTCTTGCCATATTATATTATTATTTTTTGTAAGTTACTAACTTGTCTTGCTGTTACATCATTAGGAAGAGAATCTTTTTTTACAATTTCTAAAGTAATAGGATCTGCATCTTTTTTAAGCATATCTTGTACTTTATCAAGTTGATTTTTTCTTTCTGCTATAAGAGTAGCATTTGCATTCTCCATTTCTTTTACACTATCAGTATCTTGTGCTTCTTGAGCAGCTCTAATTTCACTTGCAAATTTTACAAATTCTTCAGTAGGTTTCCCTGCTTCTTCAATATGAGCTAAATGCCCTTGTAATGTAGAAATGTTATTTGATACTGTCAAAGCAAAATCTTTACCTTTAATATCTTGAGAAGAAAATAAACCATTCATTAGATCTACTAATTCTCCATTTGTTGTTTTTAATTCTATTGTTGCCATATAAATTTTAGTTTAGTTTAGTTTAATTATTAACTTGTAGCAAATACAGATAAGTTTGCAGCAACACCAGTTCCTGATGATGTGCATCTTGCTTCTGCTCGCCATTTTGACCCATTAAATGTAAATATTACATACGTACCAATGCCTGGGCCTGCATTAGTTAGTCCTATTAAGTTTAAAAAATCATCACCTGTTCCATCTGCAACATCTACTGTTTGTATTAAACCTACAGCTGATCCTGTTGATCCGTCCATTCTATAACATGCAGATCCTCCCATTAACATTTCTGTTGATGTTCCATATTTATGTGTCTGCCCATTATTAATTCCAACTTGGTATTCTACAATAATAGTATCCCCAACTGCTGAGTTTGCAATTGTAGGTAATGTTAATGTAACAGCATTCCCATCTGCAGGTGATAAATTATGTGTATTTTTAACAAGTGCGGTACTAGCTCCATTATCTATTTGAGATTTAGAAGATATAGTTGAACCCATAACTCCAGTTGGATTTGCTACACCTGCTGTAAAACTTGCATTTTGATACAAATCAATTGACATAGCTGTAGTAGCTGTTCCTCCTGCTGTTTCAGTTCTTAATATAATTTTTCCAGGCGTACCTGATGCTGCATCTCCTGCAGTTAATGTAATATTTCCTCCATCACCACTTCCAACTCCTGCCCCTGCTGTTAAATTTATATCACCGCCATCTCCATTAGTATGTCCATTTGCACCTGTTAAAATTGCATCCATAGCATTTCCACTAGTTGTTCTATCTAACCATTTTAATCCTCCACCTTTACCATAAGTACCACTTGTGTTACCAAATTGAATACCATTTGCTAAGCCTTCAGTTATTATGTTTAGTGCCGCACCTCCTGCAAATACTGTAGGAGTATCATCCCCAATATATACTTTACCGTCTGCATCTACATGCACACCTTCTGCTGATCCATTACCACTTAAAAAACTATTTCCTGCAGCATCATCTAAATTAATATGATATGCATTACAATCTAAATGTCCTGTTAAGTTATTTGTTGAAGCTATTTCTAGATTAATATTACCTGGTGTAGCAGATGAATTTACCGTTATAGATCCACCTGTACTTGTAATTGCTCCTACACTAGGATACCCATTACTACTATTACCAACTAATATATTACCATTTGCAGTTAAAGCCGCTTCTGCAATTGCATTTGTATTACTTCCATACAATACAGAGCCTTTTGTAATACCTGCTATACCAGTACCTCCTCGTAATGGTGTTAATGTACCTGAAACTGTTCCGTCTAAATCTACAGAAGATAAAAAGCCTGATGTAGTATTATCACAGTTATTTAAATCTATTCCTGATTCTACTAATGTTAAGACTAAATTATTGCTAGCAGTTGTAACAGTTAATTTTGTAGCGTCAGCAGATTTTAAACCTTTTAAGTTTATTTGATTGCTATTTGTAACATTTACGAACAAAGCTTCACTGCTTGTTCCTAAAGTTGTTAACGAAGGAAATAAAGTTTGCGCTTGTAATTTTTTTGCTTTTTTTGTACTACTGTTAGCTACTAAAACATAATCTGTAGATACTACACTTGCTTTTGCTAACGTTGTTAATGATGTTATTTCTGCCATATTGTTTTATTTTATTTTGTTTAATTAAGGTCCTTCGTCAGTTATTGTTACATCATCACCGTCTACTTCTAAATTAATTCCTCCTACTTGAATGCCATTATCTACTATATTGTAAGTATATGGCTCGGTTGTGTTAACATTACTTCCAATAACACTATTACTATTTCCTACTAAATATGAACAAGGACTACATGATTTACAGTAGTCACTTGCAAATTTATAAAATTTATCTAAATAATTTGTATTTTCTGTTATAATTTTTGGATCTATGCATATATCAAAGTTGCTAAATCCTGTTCCATAAGGATTACCACAATTTGATCCACAATTATTATTTACCTTATGAATAGTATTAGGAGCTTGATCTCCTAACCAAGGAAACTGTGTTGTCATTTTTATATATGCATTAGTTCCATAAGATCCATTTCCTTGTCCTGTATTATTAGTTTGTGTCCATTCTATACTACCACCTTCTTTCCAAATGTCTTCACATGTTTTCTTTTCAGGATAATTTGGAGTTGCTGAATCTGCACAATTGTGTATACAATCTAATCCATTTTTAGATACTAAGTATTTTATAAAAGACATTATCATTATATTTCTATCTTCACAATTATCTTTAGATCCTCCTAACAATCTTGTATACCAATTACCTACTCCATTATATGTGCAATCGGTTAAATATTTTTCTTTTTGTGTTTTATTTAAAGGTAAACATTCAGGTTGATTTGCACTAAATGTACACATACCAAACACTTCAGGTTGATCTAACATAAGTTGATTAACATAAAAATCACCTGCCTGAGCGGGAGTATTACTTGTTCCTTGTTGAATAAGATATACTAAATTTATTGATCCTATTCCAGCTCCTGTATAATTAGATGCATATTTATCTACACAACCAATAACGTCATTAGCTAAATAACTTGAGATTCCATTAACATCATAATATTGTACAGACGGGTCATTACTATTTAGACTGTAACCAAATGAAACACTCGTAGCTCCTGAATTATCATTAATTATTTGCCCTTGTGAATTATAATTATAACAAAATTTTCCATCTCCAGCAGGAATTACCATTTCAACTATATAATATCCATATTCTCCTGTTCCATACTCTAAAGGCTGAACCATTGTCCAAGCTGATACTGTACCAGGATTTAAACTGCCATCTGCATTCCAAGTTCCAAATAAAGGATTATTATAATTTGGTGAATCTAATCCTGTAACTTTTCCATAGCCGTCAGGTGTTATATCCATTTTTTCTTTTATTGGGAATTGGTAATCATTTATAGAATTTCCATTAATAGTCCCAGCTCCCATTGGAAGTTTATATATATTTATTTCTACTCCTGCAGGAAGATAATTTACATAACCCCCAATTATTGTAAAGGTACTCCATGTAAAAATTAAATTTCCAGTTGCATATATATCAAATGTTCCTGCTTGTATTGCAGAAGTTAAATCACTTCCTGATAATGCCCCGTCAAATGTTAAAAGTCCTAAATTAGAATATCCGCCACCAGTATCCCCAAATACAGGACAAGTATCACAAGATTCATTATTTGCAATTGTAGCTAGTGGATTGTAGTTTAAAGCTAAAGAATTTGTACATCCTAAAATTCCATACACACATTGACCATTGTCTATATTAGCATCAGGATTATAATTTGCTGCTGACATATCTGTACAACCTAAAAGTACAGGTATACATGATCCATTATCCCATTCTGCATCACAATTATAATTAGCAGCTGTTTGATCTGTACATCCACCCATTGCAGCAGTTTCTTGCATTATTAACATTCTAGATGTAGCAGAAATATTTCTATTACAGTCTGTTTCTGTTATATGCATTGCTCCTCTTTGTGTACATTTAGTTTGAGTATTTTCTACCATTACTTCTACATAATCTCCTTCAGATGCTAAGTGCGGACCAAACCCTTGTTTTCTTTCTCCCCCAATTACCCAATTAATTACATCATAAGAACCTCTACCGATACTTAAGCTTTTTACACAAGCTTGATTTGTATCATTAGAAATAATATTTACACTATCTTCACTGCAATTATATTTACAAACATTTTGTACATGATATGTAGCATTAGGATCATAATTATTTGCATTACGATCTGTACATCCTGCATACCCTATTTGAAATCTATGAACACTTTTACAATTAGCAACATTAGGAACCTCTTCTACATATGCTTCAATAGCATACCATCCTTTAGCTAAACCTGCAAAAGTATATTGAAAATTTGCATCTACTGCTACAGTAGAAGTAGCTGTTAAAGCTAAAATTTCTGCCTTAGTTTTATTATTTGCATTTTCCCCGCTTCCTAGTGTATGTAACTTTAACTTATAAGCTTCATTAGCATCAGATGCTATATGATCTGCTAGAGGAGGAAATAACTCTCCCGAAAACTGTATTGATCCTGATGTACCACCTAGACTTAGAGAATGATTAACTACAGACCCACTATTGGCTACAAAATCTACACCTACTGCTCTATTGTGCCCGCCATCATCATCTCCATATGTTAAACCATTGTACGGATTACCATAAGCATCATTTTCCATACAGAAAAAACAAGTAGCATCTTTATTAATAATATAACCAGTATCATCATAATTTGCAGCCGAAGCATCTGTACAAACTCCAGATGTTATCTCTTCTTGATTTATTTTAGTTTGAAGACTTATATGAACAGTTTTTACACAACTAGTACCATCAGTTACTGTAACTAAATACGGTTTAGTATTAGAATCTTGTCTAATTAAACTTGTAAATGAATGTGTAGTACCTGATTTAGCTCCAGATGAAACTTCTGTTCCTGCACCTGTGGCTCCAAATTTAGTTAATACATATGTATAATTAGCTGTACCTCCAGTTACTGTTACTAAAATAGAACCGTTAGTATTTGCAGCATCACGTTGTTCAGGACTTGTATTTTCTACTGTTATAGAAAAATCATCACATCCAGAATTACAACAATGCCCATCTACAAATCTTTTATTTGTATAAGGAGTTCCTATAGTAGTTCCATCACAATCATTTCCAGATGTTAGGAAAAAAGAAGGATTACCTGGTTCCATACATACTTGATATTCTTGTGCATCATCTGCTATAAAATATAAATTAGATGCGTATGTAAAACCATAAGTAAATGGTGCTGTATTTAAATTATTTAAAACATCTTGATTTGTACCTAAATTTGTATTTGTTGTAAGTAGATTTACAAAATGTATTTCTTGTTCATTTCTACCAGAATATAAATGTCCTACACCTCGATTAGATATTCCATTATCTACATCGTTATTAGTTGAAGTAACACCTTGTTCTACAAAAATCTCATTTAAATAAGATGAGTTTATATAATATGCAAAAGGTAAGTTTAGTTGATATGTTCCTGTATAATTGTATACATCGTATGGATCTTGTTTTGGATATACTGCTCCTACAATAGAATTGATACTTCGTTTGTCATTAGAAAAATCTAAAGACATCATATTTTCATAAGGTGAAGTTGTAAACGATGCAATAGTATTTTCTACATCATCATTTAGTTTAGAAGCCAGTCCTGGTACTTTTAAAACAATTGTTTTTTTAAATCCAGAAATAAACTGTAATGTTAAAGTTTTACTAGACGCTTGTCTTTTTGTCCAGTTTTTATAAGTAATAAGTATTTTACCATCGCTTTCATAATCAAAATCTATACCAGAAACATAATCATGATCTACTACTGTTGCTACACGATCATACTCATAACGCATATTAGATCTAATATCAATTTTTAAATGATTATTAGATTGCAAATACGCAACTCCCTGTACAAATTTAGGAGAAGTATTTGTGTATGCGGTTATAGGAGTTGACCCATTACCAAATACAGACTTGCCATCAAAACTAGAAAATCTGTCGTCAATAGTTGAAGTATACTTAGTTGTTTTTGCCATAATTAACAGTTACACCCACAAAAAGATGTACATTGGGTTTTGGCTGAATTATAAGCATCTACAGCTTTTTGAATAACACCAGATGCTATACTTGCGTCTGATGGTATATTAGCTAAAAGAGTATTAACTGACTGTATTAATAAAAACAATCTTTGAGCTTCCATTAAAGTTTTATCACATTGAGGTTCTCCACAGTTACACTCTGTTAATTCTAAAGTTTTATCTGCTAAACAACAATCTAAAAAACAAGAACTTAATGCTCCTGCATTTACAATTTGTCCTTCAAAATCTGTAATAACTGCTGTTATAACACCTGGATCTTCTCCAATTACTTCTGGAATGCTGTACACAAAATTTTGTGGAATAGGTATTTCTCCGTCCGCAGACAATAGAATACTTATACTATATGTTGCAACTACTGAGCCGTTATTAGAAATAACTAATGTTGCTGGTCCTGGATTACTACCGCTGTATTGTCCTTGTAAAAATCTACAGTCATCTGTTGTAGACATACTTAAATTCACCATATTATTAAATGTGTGTTAAATAGATATAGGGGACCCGTAGGCCCCCTTATCTAATATTGTTATTAAGCTATTATGCTATTTGACCTGTTTGTACGTATTCAACGAACAAAGTAAGTTTACCAGCATCAACGATATGATCGTTGTTTAGAGTTAACAATAACTCTTTATCTGCAGTAAGGTGAATTAACGTTGCGTCTCTTGCTATACCCATATTTAATGCTGTTAAAGCACCACCATCTAAAGCATAGTTTTCAACTAACGTTGTTCCAATCCCTGCTGCATACTGAACTGTATTACATGCAACTGCCGCAATAAAAGCTCCAGTAGCTCCAGTATAACCTAAAGCTAATGTTGTTGAGTTGTCACCATCATCAGTAATTGCAGTTTCACAAAATGTCCAAGCTCTAGTAATTAAAGCTCCTTCAGGAATAATTACTGGCGTAGTTGCACTGTGAGAAGCATTAGTAGCTAAATTGCCGCTAACGCTTATGTCCCAAACCGCTTTTACGATTACTGGTTGAATTATATTATTTGCCATTTTATTATATTTTTAAAAAATTAATATTATAAATTTACATTACCATATCCAGCAGAATACAGATAAGGATTTAAAGCCCCTTCAAATGCTGAAGTAATAGTTGCAGTTGCTTCATCGATAGCAACGTAAATTTCCATTAAATTGTCTACACCTTTAATTTGTGGAGAAGTACTTCCATCTTTAGTAGCTACAATAGTGTACATATCATAATTACCTGCTACCGCAGCTTTATTAGCTGGAGTGTTAGGAAGTTTAAGTCTGTTGTAGTATCCATAAGTAGATCCCATTAAAGAATCTTCTAATTTCTTTACATCATAACCATCACCTGATCCCATTACAGCATCTACTACATCACTTGCATCAGTATAAATTGTACCACCGATTGCTGCAGTTTCATTGATTATTACATCAAATACAACAGAACCTTCATCCCAAATAGCACCACTTTGTGCAACATCACCATTTTTAGCACCTGTATAGGTTACTGTACCTGTAGCACTAATTACAGCTAAAGGATTTAACCAGTCTGGTATGTTTGTTAAGGCTTCAAATTGATCGTGAATTAAATCATCTTGGTCAGCATAAGCTAAACCAGATGCAATATCCACTGAATAGCTAAAAAACTCTTGTGGTTGTCTATCTTTTCTTATAAATTTTATTTCTACTGTACCAGCTGAAGTTGAATTATTGTTTGATGCACTTACTGTTCCTGTAGAAGCTACGGGAGCATTATAAGATTTACCATCAAATACCATCACATTTCTTCCTGCAATCCATGGAGATACAATGTTCTCTGCTGCTGTTCCTTGCACAAATCTAATTTCTGGGGCATCTGCAATAGTGTCCCCTGGAGCTAATGATGTAACTTCACCATTAGAATCTTTTTTTTGTATGTCTATAGCACCGTTTGCTAATAAGCCATTTGTATAACTTACCGCTACTGGTGTTTCTGGACTAACTAATAATTGTCTCATGTCAAATTATTTTAAATTATTACTAAATATTTATTTATTCCATACTTTGCACTTCACCTGCGTGAGTTGCATATCTTGGGTCGGAAATAGCTTCCAAGATACTCGCTACTGCAAGTCTTACAATTTCTTCATGAGTATGATCTGGAAGATCACAACTCAATCCCGTTTGTAAATTAACTACAGCAGGTTGTCTTATATATGTTAATCTGATTTTATCTGTTATAAATACATCATCAGTGTAAACATCTATGTGGTTTCCTCTCATTACAGTGAGGGGAGAACTGTATTTTGTTTTATTAAAAGGATCCCCAATCATTGAATGTATATCATCATGTTGTACCATTCTACAAGAGTATTTCTCTTTTAAATACGATCCCCAAGTATTACTTGTTGGGATTCGTTTTTGGTTTAATACATCACCCTTAAATAATAAAGGTGTTTGTACTGTTATAAAATTATCGCTGTTAAATCCAGCTAAATAAGTTATGTCTCCTAAAGATCCATCAAAATTTAACCATGGATAAGCTTCAATATCTACAACAGCTATAAAACTGTTTGGGTAACTTATTTGTGACCCACCTATTGGCCAGTTTTCCCAAAATATTTCTCCAAGTTGCCATTCATCTAAAATACACTGTACTAGGCCTGAAGATAAATTTTGATTATCAGGTTGTGGATTAAATCCTGTTCCAGTGCTTGGAAAAACAGTTGGTTCATTCTCTGCTGTCCAATCTGATGTGCCCCATTCCCAAGCTGGTTCCATAACACTTGTTGTTGGGTCGGATACATCAGCAAACATTTGTATCTGACTTATCCACTCTGTACTATCATTAAATTGATTCTGTCCTACAAAATCATTTAAACTAAATATAAAATAATATACAGGATCTTGATCTGTTATATTATATCCTATTGGTGTACATGTAGGTAATCTTTTAATTTCCGTATTAATATTAATTAAATACATGTAATCACTAGGTAAAAACACAGTATCTGTAAACAAAGCACCACCTGGGTGACTTGCTGTTTGTAACTGTTCTTTAAAAGAAGTCTCAAGAATTGTTTCTCTTACTAAAGTTCTTAGATCATCTCTTCGTTTTTGAGACTCTTCAAATCCTTTAAAATACTTATTACCTTTTTGGAAACGCGTTGTAACAAATTTTTGGATAGCCTTATTAAGCTCTCTATCTAATTCACTTGTTAAAATTGTGTCAGCAACTTGGGCGTGAATTTTGTCCACGCCCTGCATTACTGATAAGTGCATTTCTTGTATATTCATTTATGCTACTAATTCTTTAAGTTTTGCTCTTAATATTGTTAATTTACTAGAATTCTTTTTATCTTTTAAATGTAATATAGCATTCTCTAAAGTATCTCCTAATATTTCATCTATAAAGACAATTTGATTTCCAATTTTTCTTAATATTCCAGCTGAAACCATTTCTTCAATCTCTGCTTTCATACTAAGTTGTTTGTCTGTAGCAATTTTCAAAAATTTCTTTGGTTGTTTTTCTTTAACATCATACAACATATTTTCTATTTGCTCTCTTGACATGGTATCTGGATTAATATCTGATACTAATCTTAATACCCATTTCATTGCTTTTGCATCCGAAGATAGTTTTATAAACTCTTTATCTGCATCCTTTTTAAATTGGACTTGGATATTCTTTTTTAAATCGTCTTTAGATGTGTCTTGAATATAAAATCTTTTTTTGTAATCTTTGTCCATTTCCTCTTTACTTAAAGCGGTGTGTGGATGTCTAAGTGCAAAATTATATTTTATAAAATCCATTATTTGTATTGGATTTCCTGATTCATCTTTACCAATTTCGAGTTCAACTCCTTCAAATCCAACTGGTATTGTCATATCTGCCCAAAATGTTTTTGCAAACTTTGGCCATTCATGGTTAGCTGGATCAACATCTAATATTCCATTTAGATATTTTTTTTCATCTTCATAATCAAATCCTTTTAAAGGTTGTCTGTTTACAAAAACACTACTAAGTTTCATTACTGCCTCAGCTCGCAGTTCTTGAGGTAGAAAAGAATCTACATCTTTTCTCCTAAGAAAAATTTTTTTACTTGCCATAATTTCAGTTCTTTTTTAATTATTATTAATAGAGAGAAAGAATAATCCCTCTATGTGAAAGCTTTTAGCGGTTGCAGGGGATTAACCCTACAACCTAACTAAAAACCAATTTATATAGACTTCACGATGCAACGTGAATATAACATAAGTATCCTTATGTTACTCTAGGACGCTGTACACGTAATATCTAGAGAAGTATCAAATCTTTTCAAAATGATACCAGCTGTTTTTAACATGTGAACAGAAGCACCATCTACATCAGATGCTCTTGCACTTCCTCCGTCAAAACCTCTAGGCACTACACTACCAGCAACACACCATCTCATCATTTCTCTTCCTTTTTTAGAAAGCATTTGAAGGTTTGCTTGACCGTCATAATTAGACTGATCAACAAATACCATTCTGTATGATTCAAGTGAGTAACCAGTTACAGGGTGTTTACCAGCTGCTTGAGCAACAGGACCATGATCAAATAAAGGTAGTTTAACTACATTTACTGTATGTCCGTCTACGTGCTCGTAAGAAGTAAAGTACCCAGAAAGTCCTAATGATCTACCTGAACCAGTGATGAACCTATTCTCTCCACCAACTTTCCAAGAGCCTGCAGCTGTTGTAAAGTGATTTTTAAGAGCTTCATCAAATTCACGCATACCACCAGTACCCGTATAAAGCGTTACTTGTTTTTTGTTAGCATCAGTCATACCATAGAATAAATCACCAATAATGTTTTTGATCTTAGTCTCTGTCATTGTAGAGTAAGAATCTTTATTAACGATTTGTTCAAGTAATCCTGGACCAACAATTACTGGCTGACCATTTTCATCTTTCATGAAAGTGTGTCCGTCAGNATTATATGTTTTTTGTCCGTACCAGTAGAACATCTCACACTCTTCTTTAAAGTTAAGCATGTGTTGATATTCTTCATAATCCATCCATAATTTTGTAGTCGCTCCTCCTTTAGTAGGTAATCCAAACTCAACTACATAGTCTCGCGCGTGACCAGACATGTGATAAGATTTTCTTACTGTACCAATTTTGTTACGAACTAAAGCTGGAGTTTCCCAGTTTGAAGCGTTTCCTCTTGAGAAATCAACTCCTACTGGTGCATACAATTGAGCCCAAAGATCGCCTGCAGTAAATCCTGAAGATAATGTTGCACTTGTAGATGGGTTAACTAATTGTAATGTATATTTCCAATTTCCTGTTCCTGCTGCTGCTTCTGGTTCTTTCATAATACGTGCTAATTCTCCTGCGGAGTTTACTAGTACGTAAGGAAATACAAACCATTTGTCAGGAAATTCTAATGTGAAGGTCCCTCCTGCTTGACCTAAGTTTCCACCACTATTTGTCGTTGCTACTGGTCGTGTCTTTCTCTTGTGAGTAGATACACGATATTCATATTCCAATCTATCCATTGACTTAACGTTTCCAACCCCTTCCGTCAAGAATGATAGTGGGAATCTTTTATCGTCTTTACCAGCCAAATGTGTGATAATCGGAGATAATTCAGTAGGCTTTGACATAAGGGCGTTCGCTAGACTGTTCATATCAGTCATTTGAGAATCATTATAAAACGTTTTTACAACGCTAATGTTCTTACCTTGTTGTGACATTGCCATAATTTATTATTTTTTTAAAAGTTAATAGGTTAAAACAAATCTAAATTTAAATCATCAATATCTACATCTGAATACTTTGGTGTTCTTTTGGCAGATTTACTGCTTTTAACACGTTCCTTGCTACTTACTATTTTATCTTTTAAAGTACGCGTACTTTTTGTTCTAGCTTTTATGTCTATCATCTTTTCTAGATTAAAACCTTTAAACATTAAATAGTCAATTGCAAGTTTAGTATCCATATCAGATTCTGTATGGTCTAAATCTCTTTGCGTGTAACCTTCTTTGGTTACAGGTTTAGAAAGATAATCAAAAAATTTATTTTTTTCTCTTTCTGGGACCGCAAGCCCTTTAAAACTTTGTGATGTATCTATAGTTTCATAAACACCATCCCAAAACTTTTTTTGTTCTTCTTTAGCTTTTATCTGCTCTTGCTTTTGTTGTTCAACAGCATTTTTTCGATAAGTAGCTTGAGAACTAACTAATGCTTTTTGTGCATTAACTGCTTTATTATAAAGTTTACCGTTGTCTTCATAATCTTCTAACAACTCATTAATAAACTCACTATCATGACCTTTAGTTTTAAAATATTCTGCTAAAAAATATTTTTGAACCTGTGTGTCATCTTGAGACATCTTAACTCTAGAGTAATCTGATCTAGGATCATGCATACCCATAAAATCTTGACTTTTACCTCCTGACATTACGTATTCCATGTGATCTTTAACTAATGGAAACTGTTCAAATAATTTATCTAGATTTTCATCTGCCATTTGAACACCAATGTCTTTTGTTAATTCTACTAAACCTTCAGTAGTATCATCATATTTGTCATCAACGTCATATCCAAGTTTTGCTAAGACTGCTCCTACAATTGTATCATCTTCTACTCTTTCTGCCTCAACTTCATCAGTCTCTTTTGAAACTTCTGTCTTTTTTGTCTTTTTAGAAACTGGTTTCTTAACCTCTTCATCCTCTTCTTCTTGTTCCTCTTCTTCTTGTTTAGAAGCAGCGTCATCATCAAGATTAGCTTCTGCCAAAATTTGATCACTCTTTTCTTCACCTTCTTTTAGTTTAGGTTCAACTTCTATAGGTTCTGCAGTTTCAACTGCGTCTTCAATACCTTCTCCTAACATATCGTCAAAAGAAATATCATCTATGTTTATTTTTTTATCGTCTGTATTCATTGGTTGTCTGTTTTTAGTATTACAAAAATACTTATTATTAATTGGTTTTTATTATCAAAAATGTATTTAGAGTGCCTCTTTAATATATAACACTTATTTTTTATTAAAAGATTTCATCTTTTCTAAATCCCATTTATACCCACCTTCTTTTTTAAGATAGTCTTTAAGATAGTTATCAGCATAGTTATTATCTAACTTATATCCACCATCTTTATATTGCCCAGGATTTTCTAATGTTGTTTCTACTCTTTCACCTGTAGGCATGTTTCCTGCTGTTTCTGATCCATAACTTTGTACTAATTGTTGTGACGGAGCAGCATTTTCCTGTTCTATTGTATTTTGATTATTTAACATTGGGGGCATTGCATCTGGCCCCATCTCTACAGCTGCAGGTGATGATTGTGGTGCATTTTCAGGTTGTATTTCTGGCATGCTTAAATTAGGATCTTGTTCTGGGTTTGGATCATTAGCTATAAATAACTCTGTAAAAGATCCTTTGTACCCTTCACTATAAGCTTGTTTCATAAGCTGTATTTTTTCTTGACTAGTTAGAGGCATCTTTTTTAGCTTTTTGAGTTAGTGCTTTTTCTTTTAATTTTAAATCTTTATCTTTTCTTTGTCCATCTGCTCTTACTCCACCCATTTTCATTTCTTGTTCAGATTTAATTAATTGTTCTTTTGCTGTATTAGATCTTATTTTTTCTTCGTTAGCTCTTTGTTTAATAGAAAGATCTTTTTCTTTAAAAGATGCGTTTCTCATTTCCTTATCTAAATTAAATTGGTCAGACATTATTCTAGATTCTGCTGCAATTTTTGCAACTTGAATCTTAACGTTTCTATCTGCTTCTTTATTCATGTTTTCATTTTCTAACTCTTGAGCTTTTAATTGTGCATCTTGTTGTGCTTGTTGAGCCTGTGATTCTTGCTGAGCTTGAGCTAATTGTTGTTGAGCTTTTTCTGCATCTCTAATTTTATGTTTTATTTCTGTAAAGCTATCTGCATCTACCATCTCAGCAATAGTAGAAGCTGGCACCCCGTTTTGTACCATTGATTGTGACAATTGTTTAAGTGTATCTAATTTATCTTGATCTTTACCAGAATCAGAAACAAATATTCCATACTCAGATTCTAAATGATCCATAGCATCTATATCAAAAAATTCTGTAGTACCATCTGACATTACATACATTCCTTTTTTACCTGCAATCCAAGCTTCTTTAGAATAATCTAATAATGCTTGCATATCTCTTTGCTCTAATCTAGAAAATTTTCTAAACAGATCTTCTGTAATATGTGATGATTGTACAATAGCTTGTTGTGAAGTTGCTTTACCTTCATACGCACCTACCTGTCCTTGTCTTTGTCTATTTACACCAGATACTTTTTCCCATTCTAACATTATAGATTCTAGTAATTGTATATACTGTGCAATAGTTTTAATAGACATATCAAGCACAGATTGATGTTGTGGAGATAATTGTATTCCTTCTTTATTGTAATCTACCCACGCAATACCTGTACCTTCTACATAATACATAAACTTATCTAAGTCCCATTTCTTTGGAATCATGTTAATATCAAACTGTGCAATAATATCTTTTGATTTTGCAATTGATAATTCTAGTCTGTATTTGTAGATGTTATAATTTAATTGATATGGAATACCTAGTGATACTAAAGAAATATTTTTAGCATTAAGATCAGAATACTTTCTACCATTTATTGGGAGCTTACATTTAGATGGGTTATCCATTGATGTTCTTTGATTTTCTACAGGTTGCATATTTACATACAATCTACCATCAATTCTAGTTCCTTCCCAAACTTCATTTACCCATTCATACTCTACTTTAGATCCTGTATCTTTCATTTCTTTAGGCATTCTGTAAGCTTCATCAACTTGCATTTCTTCTAAAGTCCCAGTTTCTGGATCAATGTAACTTAAAAATCCTATTCTTTTTCTACTCTTCCAATATACAGATACAACTTCAATTAATCTTTCTCTATACATTTCTCTATCATCTGCTCTTGAACTAACTGTTAAGTATGAATCCATACTTGCATTTTCAGGTTCTTCTAAAGATAATATCTCTTCGTCATTTAAAAAATCTCTGTAATAATCTATTATTGTAGATGCGTGTACATATTTTCTAACTAAAGCCCAGTCCCCATCTTCTACAAAATCAAGATCTGGATCTTTATCATAATCTATATCTAAAGGATTTAATATATCATAAAATGGTTCATTACTACGAACCCCTCTCCAAGTATATACTTCTCCAGATATTAAATAATGAAACCAAGCTTTTTGAAACTTATCATAAATTTCTTGGTCTTGCATTATAAAATTTAAAGATTGTTGTCCTTTTAAAGCCCTGTTATCTACATATGTTTTGTCAAACATAGCTGCAATTTCAGCTGGAGCTTGTACTTCTTCGCTAGGAGATCCTGTTTCAATTCCTTGCTCATTTAATACATTGACAAATTGTTGTTGTAGATTTTTTACAATTAATTCTTGCTTTGCTTTTTCTTTTTGAGTAACAGCATCAGCATTTTGTACGGTAACGGTGTAATTAAGGGGTCTTTTAGACTTTTCACCTAAAAGCAGATCGATTATAGGCTTAATAATAGGATAGTTACGCATTTTAGAGGGGAAATTATCCCTAGTTTTACCGTAGGGTTTTAACACGTATCTGTAATCTGCATCATCAATTACACCGTTGTAATAGTCATATAGGCTCTTTAGCCAGTCACGCCTTTCGCTATAACCAGCTGTGGAAAGATCTATGTATGCCTCTACGCATGCTTCTCTCCATTTTTTATCTTTCTTTTTTATAGATAATTTTTGTTGTGGAATCTTATTAGAACCTAAATACATATACTATACTATTAACCTATCCACAAAAATAAGTAAAATTAAACACTTTTTCTATATCTATAAACATTTTTTAGTTTTCTTTATAATATAACACTAATAACGATTGTTATCAAACCATTCTGCAGATGCATTGTCTTCTAATATTTCTTTAACCTCAGAATTATACATTTCTCTGGTGTGGTACATCCCAACCATTAACGACATAGCACGGTCAAAATTACCTTTATGATTAAATTTAATTAGCTCTTGTAATAATGCTAAATCATATATTTTATGCATGTTTAATACTTGTGTCCCATCTTCATTTGTAGATCTAATGGTATTTAACCAATCTCTTATGTATATTTCACCTTGTCTTTTTCTAGCCTCTGTCATATGCATTCCATATTGACGTTTAACTTTTTTAGATCTTAAGTCTTTTTTATCTAACATCTCAAACTCTTCTTGTAGTCTATGTAACTTTCTATGTCTACGTGCATATGCAATTACTTCACCACGATCATTCTCAAATCCTATTCTAGCATTATAATAATCTGCTAACATAAATAAATTTTTATTAAACTCGTCTTGTGAATGTGGACGTGCTACATAACTAGCAACTATCATATCATCTGGAGATGATATATTATTTACACGCTTTATAACATAGGCAGATCCTAAAGAAGATGAATCTGCAGATTGAGATTGAGCATAAGGGTCATGACAAATAATATACATGTTTACAGGAACCTGCTGATCTATTGTTTTGTATGGGGGTTCGTATATAGTTACACATCCTTCTAAATTATCTTCTTTTCTATGTGGAAATCTAAGTATAGGTCTTGCATCCCCATCTAACTTAAATTTAATTTCCCCATTATAGGCATAATATAAAGATCCATTATTACCCATAGCATGTAAATTATTTACTTTAACATTATTGTATTGTTCTTGCAAAGATGCAATATCAAATAAGTTAGATGATATTTGTAAAGTAGCTTCTCGTGGATTTAACGGGTGCTCTGCTATATATTGATCATAAGCTTTTGGATCATTGGTACCTTTTTTCTTATTTCTATTTCCTTCTTCAAATTCAACTGCTTCATGCTTTATACTATTACCATCTTTATCAATAAACCCTTCTAAGTTTTCATATATAGGAATAAAGTAACCACATTGTGTACCTCCACCTCCAGCATCCCAAACATTATCAAATGCTAAGCAGTCATATGATTCTGGGTTATAAAATAACTCCTCCATTCCTGCAAAGTCTGAACCTTCTGTACCACCTGTCCCAAATGCCACCATAGTTCCTAAAGTTTTAGATCCTTGACGCATAGTTGGCATAGTAACTTCCCAAGCTTTTAATAATCCTGGAAAACTACCTGCCTCTTCAAAGAATATAAGCTCTCCAGCTTTACCCCTCACTTTATCAGGAGCGTCTTTCAGCGATACGCCCATTATTTGGCTTTTCATTCCTAACTCTACGTCCGCTCCGTTTACATTTTTCTTATATCCAGACACTTTAATCATTTCCCTATCTCTTAATCTAGGTTGTGTCCATGCTGTATTGTTATCTACAAAAGATAATATATCCCAAGCTTTTGATAACAATCCATCCCCAATTAAATATTCTTTTTGACTGGCAAATACAAAATTTTTACTATTTCTTATATGAAAATAGTTTCTAGCAAGCATAGCAGCAGCTTTGTAAGAATATCCCTTACGTCTAGCTTTTAAAACAATCATATGTTTGTTTTCTTTTCTTGCTCGATCTATAGAATTAAAATATTTCCAGTCACCATCGTAGAATGCTGGAAATGTTCTTTCTCTTCTTGCTATAATTGTACCATCTGGGAGTTCCTCATCAACAGATCTGTCAATAGGACAATAGTTTAAATAAAAATAATGATTTCCTGTAATAGATAAATTACCGTGGCTATAACCATACAAACACCTATGCCTTTCTTTATCCCAAAACTCATAATAATCTTTAGTGCCAGGAATAGCAAAAGTATAAGTCCCATTTTTAATAAAACTTAAAGCTGCAGGTCTAAGTTTGTCTGTATTTTTAAGCATTGAGATTTTAGTTTATTTAATTCTGCACATTTTTCGTACTGTTCTAACTCTTCAAAATGACTAATTAATAATTCTAATGTACCCCCATCCCTACCATCACTGGATATAGGATCAAAAGGTAAAAAAAATTCTGTATAATCATCATTTTCTAACTCTAAATAAATATCATCTAATGTTTTTCTTTTTGTAACAATTAAAAAAGCATTGTCCATTGATTTATTGTAATCCTCTAAATCTTCTAGGAACTTCATCTGACTATCGTTTTCCTCCATCATATTCCACTGCATAGCCTTCCTCTATTAATTGATCATTCACACAAACTTTAGTTATAGTTTCTCTTCCAGAAAGTTTACTAATGTGTAATTTTCCTAAAACCCTGCCGTATTTTCCTATGTCTTGAGATTCTAATTCAAATTCATTAGCAGATCCTTCTAACATTTCTTTTAGTCTAGCTTTAGAAGCTAATCCCATCTTTTTTTCTGCTAAGTTTCTTGTTCTAGACTCTGGTGCATTAATACCAGACAATCTAATTCTTTTTTTGATCTTAATGTCAAATCCTAAATCTATTTCAGCGTCTATAGTATCACCATCAACTATTTTAACAACTGTTGCGTTATATGTATACATTTTTTTCTTTTTATTTCCACAATTCAAACCCGCAATTAAGAATCATAATTCTATGTTCTTTAATATCAAAGTTTAAATAAATTTCTAAGACGGTTAAAAAACCTAACCTTATTGTGAATTCAAAGATACTACTTTTTTTACGACTTTTCCAAGAGTTTATCCAATCTATTTTCATTACTGACTATATTTATTTGTTATTACGCCTCCTCTATTTTGATTTGCAGCTTGTTCTTCTTTCTTAACTAATTCTTCTAATTTAGATAAGCCAGATACTACATCACCCATCTTAGATAGGTTAGCAACTAAATCTTTAGCTGTAAAAATAGGTTTACCATTATCATCCATTAAAGTTAAATCTATATCTCTAAAATATTGTTCTAATTTAGTTACAGATAATCTTGCAGATTTTAATAGCTTAACAGCAGAGGTTTCTGCTAATTCTTTATACTTGTCACAAGCAGCATTTATTTTACTACTTATTTTATGTTCTGTTTTAAAAATACTTTTTATTACTTCTTCCTTTCTTTTTTCTTCATCATAAACACAAAATGGGGAATTATGATCGCACATAAAATATACATACGATAATTCTAAAATTGACAAACTTTTAAATTCTAAAATTGTCAATGCATACGCAGAAGGTATTACATTATTATTATCTATCGTTAGTAGATCCATTTTTTGTTAAGTATTTTAATCGATTTTTATTTACATGAAATTTACCAAAGTATGGCAATCTAATAGTTTTAAATTTACCTTCATCTATTATACTAGATACAAATTTAAATTGACACATTACAATATTTTCTATTGTTTGCAATGGAAGATTATATTTATTTGCTAGTTTCTGAATTATTATCTTTTTGTCCATCTTTTATTTTAGAATAGGTGTCTTTTAATTTGTTTGGGTTTAAATCTTTAGCTGACAAATTACCATAACCACGTTCAGCATTTACTTTTTTAGCTACAAGTATTGCAGCTTTTTTATCTTCTAATTGTTTTTTTCTTTTTTCTTCTTCTTCCTTTTCGTCAAAATTCTTTTTTAATTCTAACGCAGCTTTATCCATAAATACAGGTTTCCATCTTTCTGGTTTATCAGGACACGTTGTTGTTTTCCATTTAGCTTTATGTTCTAATAAACAACCACACAACCCACATCTCATACTACTTTTAATTAAATGTGGACATGTATTACAAGCCTCTAATCTTTCTATATATACTTTATTAGATACATTTGGGGCACCTTCTTTAATATACTTTGTTAGTTCTCCTGCAAATGTTTTTGCCATTTGGAAAATACTAGGCGGCTTTGGTTCTTCTTTTTTACTCATATTGATCTACTTCTATTTTTAATAATTTACCATGTTTATCCTGCATAATTATAATCACATAAGGATAACATTGATATTCCATTATAACATAATTTTTATACAATATTGATTTCAATTTTTTTAATTTGAGGATTTAACATTTTATTAACTTCATACGATCCTTTATTAAATGTTAAAGCTCCTTTATCTTTTAATTTTTTAATATAATTATTTAAATCATTAGGATCTTCAAATTGTAGTAATTTAGCTACATCATCTTTATTCTTTTTACTACACAAATTTTTTCTTTTAGCTGTTATATTTACTTTTATAAAAGCTGATACAACTTCTAACTCTTTATTTGTAAGATCAAATATTCCATTCCATATTTGCAATCTTTTATATATACTATTTGCTTTTATCTTTACTTTCATCTATTGTTAAATATATTATATATTCATTTTCTCCTATAGAACATTCTAAGTCCCATGTATTAGATATATTCTCACTCCCCCATTCATGTAAACTTTCATTAAAATCTCTTAGTGTATACATAAACTCTTCAAAATTAGTTATTCTAAATTCTGTTTTTTTCATCCTTTTTTTGAATTACCGCTTTCCCATTTTGTATTATAATTTTAGATCTTTTTGATTGCCTATTAAATTCATCAATATGGGTATTTATATCTTTTCTACTACAAATAAAAGATAAAAATACTTGTAATTCTTTTATACTATAAGCAGTGTTATCCTTTAATGTATCTAAATTAGTTTTTGATTCTACCAATTTGTGATAATCTTTTAAGCTAATAGTAACAGTCCCTGTCATTTTATAGTTTACCTAAAATATTGTATTCTGGGACAATAATAAACTCTCCCTCATCTAAATGTAAGACACGAGCTTCTACTGTTGGATCTACCATTACAGTTTCTCCTACCTCACAAAATTTACATTCAGGACCTGTAGCTACTACTTCTAATATATTCGTAGTTATAGCTCCTGCTGTTTTTGAGTCTAAAATAATTCCTGAATCTGTTACCTTCTTTGCTGGATTTGGGAGTAATAACCACTGACCATAAGGTTGAAATGTTGTTTTCTTTGCCATTTTATTATAAATTAGTTCTTTGCAAATATATAATAAAAATAATTATAAAAACAAATTATAAATGAAGTTTTTCATTTTTGGATATACCTCTCCCCTTAGAGATTAGTTTAATTTTGAATTTCTACTTACCGTTTTTAGCCTGCGTGGGTACATTTCTGTCAGCCTATAGTATTACTCCCACCTAAGTTTTATATCAAAACAATTTTTGGAATTATCGGGGACAACCGTGACTAATAAATTAGTTCGTAAACCCAACTTCTGACCCTATAACTACTTTCGCCCTCTAGGGTGATCTATGATTCCAGTACAATATTAAACAATTCCTACAACAAATGCAAGTATTATTATTAATATATATAAATAATTTGAAATGTCTATTTTCATAATACTGCAATATACTAATCTAATGTTAAATAGATATTAACAGAATGTTAAAAAATTATTAAAAAAATTTTTTTTAAAAAAATCTGTGAGAGTGTGGGGGTATTAAGAACCGCACCCCATCAAGTTGTTGTATTAACAACAGCCCTGCGGGCTTCTAAATTATTTAATTATGTCAAACAAAACTAAATTATATGCTATTAAGTACAACGATGTAAACAACGTTGTAACACTATGTGACCAACCACTAGGTGGTGGTACACAAGTAAATGTACTTGGCGATACAGCTAAGCTATTCGACCAAGATCTCAAACCTACAAGGTTTGCTTCTTATAAAATCTTAGATAGTGCAAGCACTACCGAAGAGTTAAAGAAGAAGTTTTCTAAACCAATTGAACTCACAGAGCTCAAATGGGGAGAACAGAAGGACGGAGTACTCTACAATGTAGAGAAAGCCTAACCTTCAAGGGGGACTAACGTCCCCTTTTTTATTTATCGTGTGCGGATCTGATACTATTGGCTTTTATTGTGTGTGTGTATGTGCTTGCCAGCCATCACACGCATGATTTCACCGTGTATCATGTCCTGCACATATTTACTTAATCATATAATATAACACTAATAGGTTGTGACTTACCACTAATTAAATTATGAAAACATTAAAGACAATCTTTAATCTTGCAAAATACTTTGCAATCTTTGCACTTATGTTAATCCTTATGTTAGGTGGTGCATATTTCTTTATATGGTCAATAATACTTTCATTTAAGTACATTGCTATATTCTTACTTGCATCAGTTGCATTTGGAATGGGAGCGTTTATGCTGAATACAGTAGTAGATTCATTAAACAAATGAGTCTATTCATAATATCAATATTGTTAGTAATTATATATGTAATATTGTATGAAGCATTATAGGGGTAGATCTATTGTTAAGGTGATCTACCCTTATATTTATTTAACTTACTTAAACTTAGAACTTATGAACATTGTAAAAATAGAACCGTGTAAAGAGTGTGGCTCAAATCGTGGGCAATTAATGGAACTAAAGACAACAGTAGCTGACTGTATTAAATGTGGTCATCTATGTGATGTAGATACTGTTGTGTATGAATATGATGAAGCAGTTAATGATATTATAGAATGTCATGTTGCACATCAAGCAGAACAAAGAGAACTAACAGAATGGGAAGAACAACAGCTGTTAGATTATGGATATGTAAAATATAAACCTAAAAATAAATAGATATGGGAATGGATGTATATGGGTTAAACCCAACAATAACAGGAGACAAACCAGGGTTTCCTGATAATTTTAGAGATTTATCACAAAAAGCACAAGATTATTATTGGGAGTTAGATAAAGAGTGGGATGATAATAATCCTGGTTATTACTTTAGAGCTAACATATGGTCATGGCGTGTAATACATGCATTGTGTGATGCTGCTATTTTAAAATATGAGCTTGACATGAACACAGAAGGATGGGGTCATAACTCTGGTCATGGTCTTAAGATTACCTATGAGTGTTACAAACTTGCAGATGCTCTTGAGGATTTTGTAGAAAGTATGGATGATAATAAGATAGATAGGATTGGTATTAATATGGGTATGTGGACTATTAAATCAGAGAATGGGTATAGTTTTAAAAAGTTAGATGAAGCTGATGTAAATACACTAGATATATTGTATCCAGGTGTTGTAGATAGATTACCTATTGAATTTAAAACTAAGAGTGGTGAAGAAATAGAAGTTTATCCTAGTCACCATACTGATATAGATCATTTAAAAGAGTTTATAAATTTTTTACGAAATTGTAATGGTTTTGAAATAATATGATAGAAATAGCAATTTACAGTCTATTAGTAGGGATAGCAATAGGCATGTATATAACAACACAAATAGATAAAAAGTTATGATGAATAAATTAAAATACTATATAATAGCGTGGTTGCAAGGGAGAAAAGCAGCCACGACATTTGCTATAGAAAGGCAAATTGGTGATTTAAAGAAATATGATCGTAGAAAAGAAAGGTCATGGATATATTGGAATGATAAAATAATGACACCATGGAATTAGACGTTATTAGTGAGTGCTGTGATGCACCAACAAACTCAGACACACCTATTTGTACAAATTGTAATGAATGGTGTGACTATTATTACGAACAAGATTTAGAATAAATACTAACATTTAAAAACCCTTAACAACATGTACAAAGTAAAATTTGAATGTGATTTACTAGGAGATCACACAGCAAATGTCCTAGATTTATGTGAAACAGATACAATTCAATTTAATAGTGCATTTGATGCAATTTTATTTATTGAGGATTGTACAAATGCAATAACTACGGTCGGGGAGATCATACCGTGGTTAGCCAAAAATGAGATATATTTTGAAGAAATGAGTCAACAAGCAAGACCATTTTCAGAAATGTCTAAAGATGCAGGCAATATACATTTAATAACAAACACAAATGATTTCAAACAATTAATTAAATAACATTAAAAATAAGAATATTATGGAAAATAATCTTAATAGTGGATCAATAGAATCCCTACAACCAGGCCAAACATTATTGATTGGTGCAAGACAAGTAAACAATGGCAAGATTCAATTAGAATTTGCAGAGAAAATATCTGCAAGTGATAAACCTGCTAATGCTTTATCTTTATTAAATGCTAGTGATAGCAGATTTAGCAGTGGTGCTAGAAGATCATGGACAACTGCAGAACCAGTTGATGCAACTAAAACATTTGGAGTAGATTTTTCTGAAGGAAACCAAGATTGGTACGACAGTGAAAGAGGTATGCAAATGGATCTTAATATCTTAAACCCATTTGTTGCTTTAAATGGAACAGACTACAGATTTAAAATGAGAATTGTAGAAGTTACATCTAAAGAAGCTAATGAGTGGGAACTAGATAACGTAGAAAAAGCTGCTAAACGTGCAGGTAAAGATGGTGATTATATTACTCATAGTGGTGATTACATCTTCTCAAGAACAGAAATGGTTCTTGCTAAACCTGAGCAGAAAATAGTTCATACATTATTAGAGTCTGATACACAGACTACACAAACACCTGTAAATCAGGGGGTTACAGCTGATAAAGTTGTAGAGACAGCCGATGAATTTATAGTATAAATAAATTCTTTATAATACTTGTGTATTATAAATAAATTGTTTATATTTGCTTGTGTGATATTAGAGATAACAGATCTTAAATAATTTGTTGTTAATACAATCTAATTAAAAACCAAGCAAATGTGTGTAAGTAAGGGGGAACCAAAAGTTTCCCCTTATTTTTTCTAGTAATGTTTAAACTCTGCGTAATGGGACATATGAAATCTATTGAGCAAATGGTTCGAGACGGATCATTTGACTCTGAGTTTATGCCTTCTTATAAAAAGGCAATTGATAAAGATCAAAACACATTTATATTTGCAGGACAAAGGTACAATATAGAATACGGGAGAGCCGTAGTTAACTTTGTTATAAAACACAAAAACATATGATTTATTATATAGGAAATAAAGGTTTGTCAGCAGACATTAGTTGTTGTATTAATGCAACTACAGATTTTGCAGTTAGTTATCTAAAAGATAAAGAGGTATTAGGTGTCGATACAGAAACAGAAGGTATGGACTTTACTTCTAAGAAAATGATAATGTTCCAAATAGGTGATAAGACTCATCAATTTATATTTGATACAAGAGTAGCATCTATTGAACCTTTACGAGAAATATTAGAAAGCAAGAAAATCATTAAAATATTACATAATGCTAAATTTGATTATAAATTCATTAGGAAATGGGCTAATATAGAGCTAGTTAATGTTTATGATACATTTTTAACAGAAAGAGTGCTACACTGTGGTAAAAGAGGACCAAAATATGGGTTAAAAGACTTAGTTAAAAACTATTTTGATAAAGACTTGGACAAAGACACAAGAAATCAATTTGTTAAATTACAAGGACAACCTTACACTGATAAACAAATGCAGTATGGTGCTGAAGACGTAGAATATCTAATTGACATTAGATTAAAACAATTACCACAAATAGCAGATAAAAAATTAGAAGAGTTAGTTCAGCTTGAAAACATGGCTGTGCTAGCTTTTTCTGATATAGAATACAACGGATTAGATTTAGATCAAGAGGCATGGTTAAAACTTGATAATGAGAATGAAGGTAAAGCCAAAGAGTATTATCAAGATTTAGATAATGCAGTCTTACAAGATCCAAGATTAGAACCGTTTGTATTAAAATATGTTCAAGGAGATTTATTTACTGGACATGAAAAGTTGAGAAAAGTTGGTGTGAATTGGGACTCACCTAAACAGGTGTTAAGAGTCTTTAATAGGCTAATCCCTGAGTTAGAAAATGTTAATGGTAAAGAATTGTATAAGCATAGAAAATATGGCTTAGTTAGCAAGTACATACGATACAAAGAGTATATGAAGCTCTGTACATCATATGGTAAACCATTCTTTAAATACTTTAAGAGTGATGGCAAGATTCACACTAACTTTCATCAAATACTGGATACGGGGCGTGTAAGCTCTAGTGATCCTAATATGCAACAAATTCCTGCAAACAATGACTTTAGAAATTGTTTCATAGCTCCTGAAGGCTGGTCGTTTGTAAGCTCTGACTACACTAGTCAAGAGTTAAACGTCATTGCTTTTGGTTCTAAAGATCCTGTTTGGATACAAGCACTAGAAGATGGACAAGATCTTCATAGTGTATGTGCTGAACTAGTTTATAAGGAAAAGTGGAGTACGGCTGCTGAAGACAACTGCGCTTACCTTAGGGGTAGGGTAAAGTGTGANTGTCCTCAGCACCAAACTCTCAGAAATAATGTTAAAGCAATTAACTTTGGTTTAGCTTATGGTATGGGTCCATTTAAATTGGCAGATACTTTACAAATTAGTAAACAAGCTGCTGTAGATTTAATAGATGAATACTTTAAAGCATTTCCTTCTATTAAAGGGTTCTTAGAAAAGCTTGGTAACTTTGGTAAACAATATGGTTACATTAAAACTTTTCCCCCATTTAATAGAAAGAGATGGTTTAGTACATGGTATCCACGAATTTGGAACAACAAATCTTCTATGATGGAGATTGGTAGTATTGAACGTGCATCAAAAAACACACCAATACAAGGTGCAAGTGCAGACATGACTAAATTAGCATTAGTAATTATTCACAAATATATTAGAGAGAATAATATACCTGTTAAAATGGTAATGACTGTACATGATCAGATAGATACTATTTGTAGTAATAGCTACACTAAAACATGGAAAAAACAAATGACTCTATTAATGGAACAAGCAGCAAAAACTATAGTAACTAATGGACTATTGAAAGCAGATACACACATATCTAAAACATGGTCAAAATAATTTAAATTATGAGATACGAAGTAAGTAAAGGCCATCCTAGATATAAAGAGGCTATGCATATGATTGAAATGATGTGTAAAGCTTTAGGAACTAAAAAAGGTGAATTAAGAAATGCTACTAGAACTAGAAATCTAGTAGATGCTAGGCGTGTGTGCTATGTATTGTTAACTGAAAGGTTACAAATGCCTGCATTACATATAGCTGGTTATTTTGATAAAGACCATGCTACAATTAGACATAGTCTTTTACAACATGATAGTTTTTATCAGTTTGATAAAGATTATCGAATACAATTTGATTATGTTAAAAACATAGTAGATAAAAATGAATATGTAGAAGAAGATGTTTATGATGTAATTAATAATTTGTTATTAAGAGTAGAAATATTAGAAGGTAAATTAAAGAAAGCGTTATGAAATCAAATTACACAAAGAAAATAAATGATTGGGAATTAGATATAGAATATAATTATATACCAGCTGAAGCTTCTACACAAGACTATCCAGGGGTGGGGAGTAGTGTAGAAGTGGAAGCTGCGTATTTGTTTGAGAAAGAGATCTCAGATTTTTTGTATGAGTTTTGTCCTGATGAAATGTATGAATTAGAAAAAGAAATAACTGAATACCATGAAGATAATTAAAACAATGAGTAACTGCATAGAAATAAAAGATAGAGAACAGAAAAAAGCACTGAATGCATGGGCTAAAGCTGGATTTAAAGGATCTGTAATTGCAGGTACTGGATTTGGTAAGTCCCGTGTAGGCGTGCTAGCTGTAGGTGAAACCTTAAGAAGGAATCAAGCAGCTAGAGGAATAGTATTAGTCCCAACCATACAATTGCAAGAACAGTTTGAAGATGAATTTAATAAATGGAAATATTCAGATGTTCTAGATCGCGTTGATATTGTTTGTTATCAGTCTGCATATAAACTACAAAATCAATTTTATAATATTGTAGTAGCAGATGAGATACACTTAGGTTTAAGTACAGAACACATTAAATTTTTTGAAAACAATACATGTGATAGATTATTATGTATGACTGCAACTCAACCTGAAGAATTAGAATACAAAGCAAAGTTAATGACTCTTGCTCCTGTAGCCTATGAATTAACATTGGATGAGTGTGTAGGGTTAGGATTAGTATCTCCTTATAAAATTTATTGTTTACCTGTTACATTGACAGAGGAAGAGGCTAAAGATTATAAAAAAGCAAATAACATGTTTGTCCACTACAAATATAAGTTGGGACAATTTGATGCTTTTAATGAGGCCAAAAGAATTCTTGCTAGCAGTAATGCTGGTGGTCATGAAAAACAATGGGCTGTATTATTTTACAAGGCCATTAGACAGCGTAAAGCTATAGTAGATTTTGCGATTAATAAAATTACTGCAATACAAAAGATAGTATTATCTAACTTAAAGAAAAGAGTATTAACATTTTCAGGTGCTAATGACTTTACAGATCAAATCTGTGAAGCTTTAGAACCTCTTGCATTAGCATATCATTCTAAGAAGACAAAAAAGCAAAAAGAAAACGCATTAACGTCTTTTAAGGATAAAAAAGTTAATGTATTGTGTTCAACTAAAGCACTTAATCAAGGTTTTGATGTGCCTGATGCAGACTATGGTATTATATCTGGACTAACAAGTAAATCATTAACTATGATCCAGCGTGTGGGACGATTACTACGTTTTCAAGAAGAAAAAGTAGGTAAAATTGTTGTTCTTTATATAAAAGATACACAAGAAGAAAAGTGGTTAAAATCAGCAGTAAAAGGTTTAACTAATGTCAACTGGATTGACAAAATAAATGAAATAAATTAGGATGAAAATAGAAATTGACTTATCTTTACTTCAGGATATAGGCTTACGTCCTGACGATTATATATATCTTTATAGTATTTACAGAAAAGCATATTCGTATGCTGGTAAATTGCGTGTGTCACCCAGATTAGAAACTGATGGGTGGATTGTTTACGGTGAAGACGTTACTAAACACGTTATACAACAAAAATTTAGAGATCTATTCGTTAGTGATACAGATGCTATGTTTGCAGAATTATGTTCTGCATACCCTTTCAAAGTAGAATCCCCTACACGTGGTGTAAGGGTTCTACACGCAAAGGATCCAAAGGCAGCTAGCAATAAAAAAGCTAGAAATAAATATAAAAAGATTGTAAGTAATAAACCGCATTTGCATAGCCATGTTATGCATTGTTTAAAGATGCAGCTTTCTCACGAAGGTGACAACTTAGGTTACTTACAAAATTTTGAAACTTGGATAAATAATCATACGTGGGAAAAGTATGAAGATATGAACATAAAAGACATTAACGATGACAGAAGAATCACAAGACAGCTCTGAATTATTCAAAGGCAGAGGTTTTCAAAGAATAGATAAGGCAGTTAATCAATCACTAAGCATTGTAAAAAATGCTATGAACGGTAAGCGTAATGTATATCCTACCAAGTGGCCAAGACTTAATAAGAATTTATTAGGTGGTTTACAGGGTGGAAAGATGTATGTTATTGCAGGTCGTCCTGGTGTTGGTAAATCTGCATTTAGTAATCAATTAGTATTTGATTTATTAGATGCAAATACAAACAAAGATATGGTAGTGCTGTATTGGAGTTTTGAGATGCCAGGTTATCANCAAGTTATGCGTAGTGCATCTAAAAGTGTAAATAAACAATTAGGTGATCTTTTNTCTGTAGAAGCAAGATTAAAAGACGAAGAGTTTAAAAATTATGCTGACTCTGTACAGAAATTTAATAAGTATCCTGTTTTCTTTAATAATATACCTAGAACTATGGATTTTATTAAAGCAACAAATGAACAGGTGTTTATGAAATCTCCAGGTGCAAGGGTAGTTAATGTATTTGACCACTCTAGATTAATAAAAGGCCAAAATGAACATTCAGAACTACAAAAACTAAATGAAATATCTAAAGGTTGCATGTGGATGCAGTCTAAAATGGAGGTTATTAACATATTATTATCACAACTAAACAGAAACATAGAACAAGAGCATAGAGCTAAAAATCAATACCAGCCACTCTTAACAGATCTATTTGGTGGTGACAGCATTGGTCAAGATGCCCATGTTGTAATGATATTAAATAGGCCATTTGATATTTATGGTATAACAAAAACATACTGTAATGAGGAACCGCAAGGGTTATTAGCATGTCATATAGAAAAGAACCGTGATGGTTTACTTGGTATGATACCTTATGAAGCAGATATGTCAACATTTACAATTAAAGAACGCAAAAAATAATATATATATGGAATTACCTAAAAACAAGGTTGGTGCTTTACGTAAGTCACCTAAAAACATGGTCATTTATGGCCCGCCTAAAATAGGCAAAACAACTGCATTAAGCAAGTTGGAAGATTGTTTAATTATTGATTTGGAAGAAGGATCAGATATGATAGAAGCTTTAAAATTAAAAGCTGGTAATCTAGGAGATCTTGCTGAAATTGGTAAGAAAATAATGCAAAACAAAAAACCATACAAGTATGTAGCTATAGATACAGTTACAAAACTTGAGGAATGGTGTGAAATAGAAGGCAAAAAGATTTATCAACTTACTCCTATGGGTAAAAACTTTGATAAAGATCAGAAAGGCATTTCAGTTTTATCTCTTCCTAATGGTGCTGGCTATCTATACTTAAGAATAGCATTCAAAAGATGGATAGAAAGGTTAAACAAATTAGCAGATCACGTGATATTAGTTGGTCATCTCAAAGATAAGATGTTAGATAAGAAAGGAAAAGAAGTTTCTTCTAAAGATCTTGACTTAACAGGGAAGATTAAACAAATAACATGCGCTAACGCTGATGCTATTGGTTATATTTATAGAGAAGGTGATACTACTATGGTATCATTTAATTCTATGGATGATATAACTGCAGGATCGCGGTGTGATCATCTCAAGGGCCAAGAAATGGAACTTGATTGGAGTAAAATATTTATTGATTAATTTAAAACACATTTAAAATGGTAGAAACGAGAATAAACCCAACAACGGGAACTACTGAACAGGTGCAAAGCACGACTCCTGAAGTTATTACTACATCAATGATCATAACAGATCTAGAAAATGGTATTGACAGAACAGGTATTAAAGCTAAATACAGTTTAGAAGCATGGGAAGTTAAACAAATGTTTGATCACCCTGTACTAAAAGGTAAGAAAGCTAAACGAGTTAAAAAATTATCTTTTAGTTTTGTAGACGACACAGTTAATACTGATGTATTACCTGGACAAACTAACTTAGTAGATCAAATAGCTGAAGAAGATGCAGAAAATTTAGAAGCTATTAATGATGCTAAAACAGAAGAAGAAGTCTTTTACAAAGAAGAAGATAAGCACAATGAGACATTAGAATCTCGTGCAGACGATTGGGCTAATGAACACAAATATTAATATTAAAAATTTATAAAATGGCTATAACAAGCAACAATTCAGACCAAGAGGTCATGGGTAGCATTAAAAGTTATTCAGGACTTTCAAATTTTAATGTAGTAGCAGTAAATCCTACAATGCAGGAACTACACGCTATGGACATTAAAGTAAAACAAGAACCAAATTATTTCTTAGAACTAAATGGTGAAGACTATTTTAAAGTTGTATTTTGGGTTAAGAACGAAGATCTAACTACTAGAATGGAGGTCTTAATGCAAAATAAAACAAGAACTAGTAAAACTGGTAAATTTCAATGGTTAAACTCTGTAGGTCAATCTACATGGTCAGAAGGTAATCCTTCTTATGACTGGTGGCAAAAACCTGAGACATCAAGAAAAGCTTTTACTGGTGAGGAAACTTTAATTAATTTTGTTAAAGCATGGGCTAATGTAGCACCAGGTGGAGACGTATACTTTGAAACTATTGATAAGATAGTGCAAGGAAATGTAACAGAATTAAAAGAACTAGTAAAAATACTAGCAGGAAACCAAGTTCGATTATTAGTAGGGGTAAAAGATGGTAAATATCAACAAGTTTATACTAAGATATTTGGCAGAATCAAACCACAAAGAGATGATTTATTTGTTAAATCATTAAACGACGAGTATGGATCATTTAACGCAGAGTTTGCTACTGACCTTCAATGGGGTGAGTTTAAACCTGAGTTAGCTGTAGTAACTCCTGACTCTGATGGTGGTGATGACCCATTTTCATCTAATGATGAGAATAAAGACTGGGTTTAATTAATTAATTAAAGGGGGCTAACAGTAAAAAGTTTACGCCTTGGGGGCGGGCCCCCTTTAATTTTAACACACACAGCTTATGATAACATCGAGACCAAGTAATGATATATTACACACAGACACAATATTAGAAAAAATAACAGAGTTTGACATATTTAAATACTACTGTTCTGTATTTATAGAACTTAATAAGAAATTTTGCAGCGAGCTGAGAGAGGATAGAAAACCTTCAGCATCTGTAGTTACTTATAACGGTAATCTATTATACAAAGATTTTGGACATCCTGAGCATACATTTAATTGTTTTGGATATGTTCAGTTTAAATATGGAGTAACATTTACTGAAGCTTTAATTCAAATTAGCAATGATTTTAATTTAAAACTAGTAAGTTCAAATGGAGTAGTGCGGTCCAAGGTTCCTACACTTTATGGTAATCAACATGTTGACAAGAAAGTCACTATTATTAAAATAAAGAGTAGAAATTGGAATTTTTCAGATGCACGATTTTGGAAACCTTTTGGTATAAGTAAGAAAATTTTAACTATCTTTGCAGTTAAGCCTATCTCATACTATTGGATAAATGAAAATAGATTCAAAGCTAAAACTCCTACTTATGCTTTTAGGTTTAACAATAAATTTAAAATTTACGCTCCTTATGAAACAAACAATAAATGGTTTAGTAACACTAATAAAAACATCGTTCAAGGCTATGATCAACTTCCTGACAAAGGTAATGTCTTATATATTACATCTTCCCTCAAAGATGTTATGTGTTTGCACGCAATGCAGTTGCGTGGGATTGCTCTGCAGTCAGAAATGCAACTCCCCAGCAAGTTGCAAATGCAATTGCTGCAAGGAAGATTCAAAAAAATAGTTATTTTTTACGACAATGATACTCCTGGACAGTCTATGGCTGCTAAAATATGCAGTGAGTATAATTTAGATAATCTTTACATTCCAAATGATTGGGGTGCTAAAGATGTATCGGACGCTGTTGCTTTACACGGGTTTGATAAGGCAAAACAATTTATATATGAGATTTAAAAGAAGAAAAGGAAAAGCAAAGATAAGATCTAAACCTACTGAAATAGATGGTATAAAATTTAGATCTAAATTAGAAGCATTTACTTATAAAAAACTAAAAGAAAACAAAATTAAACACGAATACGAAAGTGAAAAGTTTGTTTTGCATGAAGGATTTTACTTTACTTCTGATTCTTATGAACAATCAACAACAGGTTATAGAAATAGAGGAGCAGAAAAAGTTAGAGCAATCACATATTTGCCAGACTTTTTATCTCCAGCTATTAACCATAAACGCAAATGGATAATTGAATGCAAAGGTTTTGCTAATGACAGATTCCCTATGAAATGGAAAATGTTTAAAAAATATTTACACGATAACAATCCTAACTGTGTCTTATTTGTACCTAAAAATCAAAAACAGGTACTAGAAACAATAGAGATAATTAAAAATTTATGACATGAATCAAATGGAGAATGTAACTCCAATCCATAAATGGGTTGATGAGTTACAGCCAGGCGATTTAATTAGAGTGTCTTACGGATCAGGTTCTCATTATACAGGACTGTTTAGAGATCGTAGGTTAAAAACTAATGGGGCTATATTATATTATTATGATATGCCTAGCCCTATGGTTACAAACTCTGATAAAGATTGCTGGTATCAAAAAAGGCTAGAGGAAAAACTTCCTGCAGTCTCGTATATCTACGGATATATGTATAAAGATAGGATACATCCTGCACAAGAATGGATGTTAACTAAAATTCAAAAAGAGTATTATAACAAATTAAAAGAATTTATAAGATGAGTATTAAAACAATTGATCGAGACATCCAAAGTGGACAAGAGGGTGTCAAGAAGAAAATCAACAAAGGTGCTGAAAAGCTAGTCTTTGACATTCTTCAAGCGTCTCAGTACTCCCAGCCAATTCCATCAACAGTTAGAGAGTTAACTACAAATGCATGTGACTCTCAACGTGAGAAGGAAATGGCCATAGAGATACTAAGAGGTACAAAGAAAGCAGACGACTACTACATACAGCGAGAAGGAGAAGCTTACACAGATAGTAACTTTGATCTTTCATATTATAATTTGTCACATTTAAATACAGGATCAAAAACAGTTCACCTTAAATACAAAGAGAATGAAGGTACAGGTTTTTGTGATACATTTAGTGTTACAGATTTTGGTGTGGGTATAGGAGATAGAAGGTTAGAAGGGGTTCTAGAACTAGGTTATTCTACGAAAAGAAATACTAGTGAGAACTTTGGCGCATTTGGTTTGGGTGCAAAAGTCGCACTCTCAACAGGCGTTGATTTCTATACTATAGAAACTGCACATAATGGTAAAAGGTTTAAATGTAATTGTTACAATTATAAAACAGATTTTATTATACCTAAGTTTAATTTAACAACTGGTAAAGAAAATCCGTTTGTAACATTTTCAGATGGAACTAAAGTTTATTATGAACCAACAGATGGTGCAAACTTTACTACAGTAAGTTTTGGTGTAAAAAGACATAATAGATCTAGATTTAGAGATGCTGTAGAAGAACAGCTACTATATATAGACAATGTTGTGTTTGAAGTAGAAGATCAAGAAGGTGATATAGAAAATGTAAATTTTCATGCTAAAGTATTGCATAATTCTAAGAATCTTATTATTTCTGACAGTTATGTATTTAGTAGGCCGCATATTATGATTGTAAAAGATGAAAATGCTTCTACAGGTATTAACTATGGTCATATTAACTTTAGAGAACTAGAAATGGAGGGTCTTTATGGTGCTGTTGCATTTAAATGTCCTATGAGACAAGTAATGAGAGATCCAGACACTGGTGAAGAAATTGTTCTTCAAGAAGGTGTGGACGTTACTCCGTCTCGTGAGAAAGTTATATGGAACGAATCTACTAAAGACTATGTACAAAATTTAATTAAGCAAGCTGCTTTTGAGGCTACTGAATTGGTTCAAGATAAGCTTGATGAAAGTGATTTTGTTAAATGGATTTACAAATGTAAAAATGTAATGCATCATAGTAAGTTTGATACGGACGACACAAAAGATTTAGTTCTTAGTAAAATGGCTAATATTATTGATAAAGATATGTTGTCTCCATACTTTCCTGGTAATAAAGATATCAAGTTTGGTACTCTTCAAAAAGTGTTTGGTAAAAAAACCAACATTAAGAAGATTACTATAGAAAGAGATTGGAATACCAAGAAAGAAACTGTTAAAAGACAAGATCTTGAGTCTTGGGAACAGTTTGGTTACGACAGTAATAAAATCTATATCAAAGGATTAGAAACTCAATTTCATTGGCATGCTGATTCTTATGTACTAAAACAATTGTCAACTGGTGATACTTTGTATGTTGTTACTGAAACAGATGGTACAGATACTGAACGTATTGCTGCTATAGGTAACATTGCTGATGACAATGAACGTGCAAGGCAAATGAAGTTTTATCAAAAAGATAAAAAACGTGTTCAAGATGCTATGGCGGAACTTAGAAATTCAGAAGCTATTTCATATTATGAAGATATTGAGGTAGACGAAGAGTGGTTGGCTGAATATAAGAAAACAGCTAAGCAAAGAGAAGAAGTTGCGGCAATGTCTTATATGAGTCCAGAAGAGCGACGTAAGATACAAGAACGTATGGTAGCATATACTTTACGTGAATGTATTAAATACAAAAACTCTTCTACTGCTAGCCCAACAGGCTATATATGGGATAAAGTAGAACCTAGAACGTCTGATCTTATGAATACAGAAACTGTTACATATTATGGTACTAAAGAAGATGAAGAATCATTAATACTAGCAGCTAATATTCTTAAGCGTCAGAATCCTATACATAAGCAAGTATGGCCTAATAGACCTCATGCTTATGATGAGCAGGATGATAGACCTGTTTATTTTTGGGAATATCCTCCTACTAGATCTTATTCTGGTGATGAGCCTTCAGAAGGTTATTTTAAGGACCCACAATTAAACTGGGATAAACCACAGCTTATTAGAGTTAACTCTAAAGTAGCTAAACACATGGCAACTAATCCTAATTGTAGGCATATTGATGAGTTCTTTTACACTGCTACTGATACTAATCATTTTAGTGTAGATCCTGCTATTGTTAAATGGTATACAGGTTACTCTATGAGACTTGAAAATGACAAGTTTATGGGTAATATGAAAGCTATTAACAAAGAGATGTATGAAAACTATGAAGAAATTCAAGAGTATATTTTATCTACAACAGGATTTCATAGTATAGAGAATTATCTAAAGAAACCTCAGATGAAGATGTTTAAGAAAATGATAGAATTTAATGCATTTCTTGACACTCTTAATCAAGATGATCCAAATGCTGTTAAAACTAAAGCTAGAGAACTTTTTGTATTTACAGACGTAACATGTAACAATGTTGTAGACAAAGATGTAATTATAGCTTTTGAGGATTTGCTATTGTATTTAGAACCTATTGCTTTATTTTTAAATTCTATTGACGATATACAGAATAAAATAGAAAATAATGATACAGGTAATGAATACTCTAAACAGCTTAACGAGTATCTCAAATTTAAACAAAGATTGGGTTGGAAACCACCCATCAATTTATTAACTTTAAACAAAAATAATTAATTATGATTTCAATAAATGTTATCGATGACAAGATCTCAGGATCTTATGGTGACAAGACATTTTGTATAGACTTTAACAAAGAAGTCTATACAAAAATGTTGGAATTAGCAGAAAAAGCTAATACCGCAGTCACAATGGAGGACTATAAAGCTGTGTTAGAGCAGTTTGAACCTCTTACAGTTCAAGATTATACTAAAACTGTTCAAGATAAGTGCGAACACATTCATGTAAACAAAAGTACAGGTGAGTTCTTCTTACAACACAACAATGTAGTATCGTCTATACCTATGCCTGAAGCATTGGTAGAAAGAATCTATGAGTCTATGGACAAAGGATTAGATTTTATGCCGCTAGTTAAAATGTGGACTAGATGGTTAAGAAACCCTGTTCTTCGTACTAAAATGAAGAAAGGATGGGGCAAAGAATTTTGTGAAAGATTCTTTAGTTACATTAATCTTAAATATGTGCACCCAGTTCTTAAGAAAGAGCTAATAGAAGAGCACGGTTTAAGTGAAGAAGTTGCAGAAAGAAGAGCTACTATGTATCAAATGAAAATAACCAAAGAAGGTTTACTAAATGGTTACAAAGTATCTCACGAGATTCTAACTAAATTTAAAGAAGGTGAAGACGGTGAAGTTCAAGAAATACCAAGGTACAAAAGAACATTTAATGTTGACACTGGCGAGATAGAGTCAGAAGGATTACCAGAACATGTAGAAGACAGATTGTTTCAGCCTGCTATTATGGGCTCAAGCGGTGATGCTTTCTACTGTGAAGGCAGTAACGGTTATGCTACACCACAACATTTTATAAAAGTTGGTTGTACTCATAGATTACCTGATTGGAGCCATGTTAACACTAATGATCGTGTATCATGTGTTAAAGGTCTTCACTTTGGCGGTTTAGAATACATTAACTGTATAAGTGGTGAGATACACAATATTTTTGTAGATCCAATGCATATTGGTGCAGTACCTGATGACGAAACAGGTGCAGCTAGATGTCTTCAATATTTTGTACACTCTTCTTTAGTAGGTGTAAATGGTTCTATATATCATAGTTCTACTTATGCAGCTAAAACTGATGAGCAGTGGGCTGAGATGCGCGCTAAGATTGTAGAAGAATACGACACTTCTACTATAGAGAGTGGTAAAGAGGTTGGTGAATTAACTAACCTTTAAATATTAATATAATAGAGTATATACTTAGACTGTTTAAAAATTAAGGTCTTTTCCGCAGTGTAAGTATATACTTTATTATTAAATTTAAAGATATGGAAGAACTAGATATATTGCAAATTCCAGATGATGGTCCAGTTGCACTAATAGATGCAGACAGTTTATTATATTACGAAATGGGTAAGCCAACACTAGAAGAGGCTATCCAAGGTATAAATAATAGATTGCTTCACATGCTAGCAATGTGCGGGACTAGCAAGTACGCAGGATTTTTAACTTTATCAAGATGTTTTAGATATGAAGTTGCAAAAACTAAAGCCTATAAACATAACAGAAAAGGAGGTTCTAAACCTATTATCTTTTATGCTTTACGGGAGTATCTACAACAGGAGTGGAAAATGGAGGCCATTAGAGGCTTAGAAGCAGACGATCTTGTTGCAGTGCATGCTAAACCTAGTGGAACCATTGTTTGTAGCCCAGATAAGGACGTTCTTTATCAAGTAGCAGGTAAACATTTTAATTTTAGGACTAATGAATTTATAAAGACTTCAAAACTAGAAGCTAATAAATTTCTTTGGAAACAAACATTAATGGGTGATGCTACAGACGGGATAGAAGGAATTCCTAAAGTGGGACCTAAAACTGCAGATAATTTATTAAAGAAGGTAACAAAAGGATTTGAAAAGATAGTAATAGAAAAGTATGTTGAAAAATTTGGATATTACGAAGGAGTTTGTAAGTTTGCTGAGACATTCAAGCTTGTACATATATTAAAAACGTATGAACAAGTAGAAAATGCAATAGGACTAGACTTATCAGGATCTCTTCAAGTTCATGATATTAAACATTTAAATATTAATTATGGTTAAATGTGAAACTGTTTTATTTAATCCTCTGAATGCGAGGACTGTACGACTTACGGGTGGTACAAAAACTATTAACCCCCATGTTTTTGATGCGGAGATAGTCTCTCTAGAAATGCCTACTGACGTAGTGATTTCCACAGGAGAGACTATTTCTATCAAAAATAGAAAGTATAAAGTTAATTTTATAGACAAACTTTATAAGGGTAATGTTTTGATCTATGATTTGCATGTAGCAAAGCCTAACAAATCAAACATATTTATATTACCAATGTTAAGCGGAGAAAGGAATTTGTATTTTTACAATACACACCTGGTTAACGTTTTTATAGGGACTGTTCAACAAAAAGGATGTATTGCTTTATTGTATAGATGGAGCAAAGATCCTTTATTTTTAAAGTTTGAAGCCGCTGTAAAACAATTTAGAAGTTATATAGATATGGAGGACCACGATGAATACGTATTGTATTTATTTGATGTTCCGTCAGGACAAAAACAAAACTACAAGAAATTTATAAACGGAAAATACTCAGAGTTAAGCACAAAATATAAAACACAATTACTTAAATTTCATGGAATGAATATAGATAGTCAAATAGGACAAATCTTATTTAAAAGTGAAAAACGAAAACACAGACTGGAGACCATGTTAGGATGTATACTAGACGATGAAGCAGAATTGTATAGTATTATAGATCCCAAAAAAGAATTATTTAATCCTAAAAACTATTTATAATGAAATTTGATGATAAACTAGACAAACAAATAAAAAACATCGCTGACTTACTAAAATTCAAAAATAAGTCATATGGTAACAGTGCATTAGAACCAGCTAATATCTTTAGCCAAGCTAATGCCATCGACTCTCTATCTGCAAGGATAGATGATAAATTGATGCGCATTAAAAATAAAGGGATTTACGATGCAACTGAAGATACAGTCAAAGACTTAATAGGTTATTTGCTACTGTTACTTATGGCTATTGAAGAGAGAGAATCAAAAATAAAGAATGAGTCTAAAACCTCTTTCGCTAATTCCACTCTTCAAGTTTAATTTAGGAGGGCCTTTCAATTTCAAGGGAGGCCCTTTTATATTCTTGTTACGTATGGATTATTCTTATCTTGATCGTAAACCTCAAGAACTCTTCTTAATTGCGACCATCCTGGTACAAACTTTAAAGTATGATAAAGCATAGGAGTCTTATCTCTTTTGTTTTCTGGTATTATACTTAACATTTCTAACGACTCTGTCCATCCATTATCTAGAACTTTCATACTATCTGTAAACAACCCTGTTAACGGTATAAGGCCCCTGGTAAATGTAGCAAACTCTATAGGATTTAATGTAAAACCTAATTCCATTCGAGTTCTTGATAATAACATGTACATCTTTCTACTTAACCATGTTTTATTTTTAAACTTCTCATCATCTGGACCTACTCCCATTCCCATAGCCATCGCTGCTATATACATTCCCAATAACGCTCTTATTTCCGCTAACGTTCTTTTAACAGATCGTTGCCTCATTCTTAAAAACTCTTTAAATGGTATATTTTGTAACCGTTTATCTGTTTGATTTCTTTTCCACCTTTCAAATTCTGTTTCAGCTGCTTTTGTTCTACTTTTAAATTTCTTTTCCATAGCAGGTGTCCACTTCCCTTCCTTTTCTAATTTTGCTTTTTCTGCTGGATCCGTAATAAATTTATTTAAAAATGCTAATTGAGTTATAGCATCTAATCCTTTTTGTAAAGAGCCCTGTAAAATTGTTTTAAATCCTAATTCTTCTCTTAATAAAGTTTTTCCATGCGATCCTGTTCCTAATCCTTTTAAGAATCCCCAATATCTACCTTCTTCTAATACTTTTAATACATCATTGTATTTTCTATCCCCAAATCTAGACTCAACTACTCCTGGCATCCAACTTTTAAACTGCATCATTACTTGTCCTGTTAAAGATGTACTAAATGCTGTTATGTTTTCGTCACTCATTTCCCCTTTTATCTTTCTAGCCATTGCTTTTACCCTTAATCTAAAATCTTCATAAGACGATTGAGTTAATCCTTCAATTATTAAATTACCTTCTTTATGATTTTTTGAAAAACTTTCCCATAACGACTTTGTTCCTGCAGGAAGATCGACAAGTCTTTGTAAAACACCCTCTTTATCAATACCATGGTTTTGTGCCATAGCTACTGTTATCATACCATCTATATTTTCATCTGGATTTCTTAATGGAGCATACCAGTTATTTAAGTCTAACCATTTATTAGAAGCTTTTGCAGACAAATCTCTAGCTTTTTGCCAAGTTAATCCTGATTGAAAAGGATCTACATATTGTACTAATGCATGCCACGCTTTATTTTGATCTGTTCCCAACTGTATAAAAGCTTTCCTTGCTACATTTAATTGTTTATTATTATAATGTACGCCATCTATACCGTTATAAAATGCGTTAAAACCCCCTGTAATTCTAGCTGCTATACCTGGAATAACTGCAAATCCTAATACTTTTGCAGAGTATATAGATTGTAAAGTTTTAATTGTTTTTATTTTACTTATACCCATTACTGTATTATCTTCATCTTGTATTCTTTGCCCGTACAAATAAAAATTTATAAACTTATCATAAGTTGCTAATAATTCTGGAGACGCGTCTTGTTTTCTAATTTCTGATCCTTGATACTGTAATTGTCCCTTTTTAGTTACAGCTTCCCCTCTTTCTATAACCATCTCTTTTAGCCCCATAACATAAGATTCTATTTCTCCCATGTGTTTATGATTATAAAGACTTGTTGCTAATAAATATAAGGACTTAGATAGATCTGTGGATTTCATTCCAGCAGCTACCTCTCCATGACTGTTTGTTAAATCATTTAAATATGGTAAAGGTATTTGACTTATCATTGAGCCATCATTGTTATAATTAAACACACCCATTGTTTCTGTTTCTTCTTTAATCATAAAACTTCTCGACAGGGCGTCAGCTATTTCATTCATTCCTTTAAATCCTAATCCATTATTTAATAAAGATTCCATCATGTCGTCTTTTACATTAGCTATAAAGTTTGGTCCTATATTAATATTAGCCTTATTGCTCATATTTTCTATAGTTTCTCTATACTTATTGTAATAATCTAACACAGGTTTATTAGCTGCTATACGTTTAAATTTTTCAGAATAATTGTCTTGAGGATTTTTAGGTTCTAAAAACATTCCCCAGTATTGATTTAACCAAGCTTTACCATATAAAGGATCAAAAACGTTGTATTTTTCATCCCACCTTTTAATATTTGCTTTTCTTATAGCCATATTTTTAGAAGGTTTAACAACTAATTCACCTTTGTCGTTGTACTCTCTTAGATCTGGATGTAAAAACTCTTCTCGCGCAATCATATTCTTTCTCATCTCATTGAATTTTCTTCTAGCGCCTTCTTTAATTTTAAAGTTTTCTTTCATCCAAACTTCATCTCCCTTTTCCTGTTTTGTTTTAATTTGATCTCTAAAGTCTTTAGAAAACATAGGAACTAAAGTTTTAAAAATAGTTTCATCTTTTTCATTTTTAGTTTCTTCTATTAGTACATCTCTAAAAGCTTCTGTTAGAGTCATCCCATTGTCTTTAGCCCACTTGTTTAACCCTCCATCTCTTTTACCATTCTTATCTTTAGGTCCAAATGTAATATCTTGTATTTCTTCATATATACCATCTGTAACTGCTTTTGTTTTATTAAAAGATTGATAGATTTTTTTATACGCAGCTCTAAATGCTGGATGTGGGAATACATCCATAGTTGTAAAGTTTCTACTAAACCATCCTTTAGTTTTAGGAGTTTCTGATAAATCTATATCATCACGTTGTGCTTTTGTAGTAATTTTTTGCATCCATGCATCTCTAACACGCTGTAAATTATTATTTACAATAGTTGAAGCAGCATTAAAAGCGTCTTGATAATTTCTTGCTTCTTCTTTATTTTTAGAGTTTTTAAGTTTATCATCAAAATACTTTATTGTTTTATCTGTAATACCTTTAAACAATACAAAATCTTCATATATAGACTTTAAGTCATTTTCATCTAGGTAGTCTGGATGACTTACATCTTGTATACCTACACCAGATGTAACCAAACTAATTCTTTGTGCAACTTTATTTATTAAACTTTTTATGTCTCCTTTTACAACAAGTTCTTGCATACCATCTTCTAGGATCTCTATACGAGCTTGCAGCTTAGCAAAGTCTGTTCTTTTAGCTTTTATATTTCTTTGTTGAGTTTTTAATCTTTTAATTTGATTATCTAATTTGTTTACTAGCTCGTCTAGTTCTTCATAATCTGTTTTTTCTAAAGCTACAGCAATAGATCTTAAGAATTCTGGATTTGTATGCGCCATTTCAAACTTAACAAGGTTATTAGTAAAGTTTTTAGCAACTGTTTTTGCAAATTCTACATGGATTGGTATGATTCTTGTTCTATTAAACTTTTCAACTTTATGAACCTCTTGTAACATATTCATATAAGTACTAATCTGTGTGTTATAGCTATCCATTTTTTGTCTAAAAGGATTTTTATCTATTTTCCCTTTATCTGTATAATAACTAGATGGAGATATTGTTTTCCAATCAAGTAGATCCATACTAGCGTCTGAATATACAACAGCAGCATCTATAGTTCCTGCTACGCCTTCCAGCCCCGCCATTTTACTGTGAGGATCTACAATTCTTAACTCAGTAAGTAAATTAGCTTTTCCCTCACCAATCTTTTTTTGTTGGATTTCTATTTGTTTAATATGATTTCTTACACCTGTTTTAAATATCTCAAAGTGTCTTCTAGTCATATTAGCTTCAGCTCGAATTTGTTCTAAAGTTTTTGTTCCTACACCATCTACATCTATAACATCTATTAAATCACTTTTACTTCCATAAAAATTCATTAACTGCTGTGCAGCATTATGTATTCTAATACCATTTTTTCTTAAATGTTGGCTTCTTTCTAGGTTAGATATTTCTAAAGCTCTTTGTTTACCTTTTTGTCTAACAAAATCTCTAGTACCTTTATCTGTAACACGATTACTAATAATATATTCTACCCCGTTTTTAGTAAATTTATATCTTTTAAGTTTTTTACCTTCAGAAAACTCTTCTATAACCTCTAATTGTCTAGGCAGTTTACCATCTTCTTCTTGTATCCATTCTTTTATAACTAAGTTTTCATGATCTTCTTTTAGACTGTTAGTTACCTTTTCTTGTGGAGTTTCTGTTTCATTTGTTTCTTCTTGTTGTAACATTTCAACGTCCCCAATCTCTTCCACGGCCTCTTTATATGCTGTTTTACTTTCTAACAACATATTTTCCGCAGCTGCTAAAAATGGATTATTCTCTCCTCCAAAAAATTTCTTAATTGCATTTAATACTTTTTGAAACCATCTACCAAATCTAGATATATTTGGCTTACTTTCTGCAGAAGAGTGTGCGTTAACAACTTCAGCTGCTATTAGTTTTCCTATCGCTTCGTCTCTTAATTTAGACTCATTAGGAGAACCATCCTCGTTTTGATATAAAGGATTAGAAGAATACTCATTAGTTACTTTCTTTAACATGTCGTACTTATCTATACTTCTTAGCATAGATTGGTATAAAGGACTATCTTTAGCTTTTAACAGTTCGACAAATAAATGTGATGCTTCTTCAGGTAATGTAGTTATATCTGCTTTACCTCTTACAACTTGAACAGTTTTTAATAACGTATCTAATTTAGCAACCCCTGAAATGTTGTTACCTGCACGATCTGTAAGGCTGTCTACAACCTTTGTAGTAAATCCAAATTCGAGTAAAAAGTCTTTCATTCTTTCGTTTAACTCTTTATTTGCATCTTCTATAATTGGATCTGTTTCTTGCTGTTTGTAAATATCTACTTCAGGTTTAGGCAGGGTTTCCATAACAGACTCGACACTTTCTATGTACGGTTCCCCATTCTCATCTAAAACATCTTCAAATTTATTTTTAAATGCTTTTGTTTGAGTCTCAAGCCATACTTTATGCGCTTCTTCTTTGCTGCCCAGTCTAGAAACTAGATCATTAAACAGGTTAGAAGGACTACCATTGTTTGCGTATACTTGTGATACACTCCCATCTATATTTTTTACTACGTTACATGCCATTATTTACAAGTTGTTTTTTTCTCAATTGCTATTCGTTCTGCTATTTCTTTTGGATTTATTTTTAGTGTGTTTGCTATAGGATTTATAGCAGTAGTTCCTACTATTGTAACATTTCTTCTTTTTCTTAGCTGTCTTCTTAGTATTCCTAACCTCATCTTTTCTTCACTAGTCAAATCGTTTAAAAGTTTACTACCTGGTACTCCTACTTTAATTGATAAAGATTGATTTATATTATTAAGTCGTGTTTGTTCTTGCATCAATATATTTACAGCCATTTCACCTGTACCTGGTAAAAGTTTTGTTTGAAAGCTTCTCTTACCATTTTTAATTTGTTGTTGTATATCTTTTCTTAGTTGTTCTTCTACAATAGCAGCCCCATCTTCACCTTCATAGATCTCAGGTCTTACATGTTGTATGTTTACAACTTTTTTGTAATCCTCTTCAGCATTAATGTTTTCTTTTGTATCAACCCCAACAACTTCATAAACACTTAGCTTTTGATTTTTACTGCTGTCTAACCAAGAAGATGGTATTTTATTTTTACCTGATTTTATTTTAGGTAATAATTTATCCCAACTGTCATACCCTTCATTCCTTGCAAAGTTATCTAATTCTTCTGCACTATCCAAACCTTTGTATTGTATTTCATCAACCAGTTTTAAATGTATCTTAGTGTTATCTGGTAACACATACACTTTACCGCTTTTGAAAGATCCTGCAGGAACACTTATATTTTTAACTGCGCCCTTTGCAATTTGAGCTAATTCAAATTTAGAAAATGTAGTACCTATAGGAGAAATAATTTGTTTACTAAATACATCTTGTGTTTGAGTATACCGTAAATTGTTTTTATCAAGTATAGATTTTTCATTAGGATCTGTAGGGTATTCTTTTAAGTTTAACCCATTTCCTAATTTATCTACTATTTCATATGATGCATAATCACTTTTGCTATTTTGATTTAAAGACTTTTTAAATAACAATGTTGTTTTAGGAACTGGTAATCCTTTAGCTTTTAACTCTTCTGCTTCCTGTGTTTCTACAGCATCTGTAATAACAGACACATATGGAAACCCGCTAGTAGGATCTGCAGATTTTATTTTAGGAAAAATATTTTTTGATTGTATTGTATACTTACTTCGAGGTAATCTTGGAACAATTCTAGAATTATGCCAATTGTTTCTAAAGAAATTATCAAAGAAATTAATTACATCTGTGCTACCAGGTTTTAGCTTATTAACTATTTGAACTGCACGTTCTGTAAACTTTTCTGTAGGTAATAAATGTAAGTAACTCATATTAGTTAAAGACATACCTGATTGTAAGATTGCATGGTCCACTAACATGTTTTGATCTGCTTCTGGTAACTCTAAGAAAGAATCTCTCATTAAGTTAGCTTCATAGTTATTTAAAACTCTAGTATATACTTTTATATTATCTGTACCTCTTAATGGTCCTGTTCTTACTTTTTCTATGGACGGCAATAAAGATTGTACAAAACTATTGTTTGGGTACTCTTTTTGTAATTGTGCTACTCTTTTTGCAGCCGTGTTTTCCCCTAAAAATAATTGTTCTGCTTTGTCTCCTAATTTAACACCATCAAACTTATGTGATAATAAGGCAGCAATAACTAATTCATTTTCTGCTTCATTCATAACAGCTAATCTATTAGCATCACTTAATGGTAATTTATTATTAGAAAATATTTCAAATATAGCATCTAGTTGACCAACAGCTCTAGGCCCCGCACGGTCTGTTAAGAACATAGAGTTAAACTGTTTTGATGCTGCTTCATGGGTTAAATAGAATTCATTTAAATGTGTTCTTAATATTAAATTATCTATGTTCCCAAATGTATTGTCTGCTTTAACTTGATCGTACTGTTCTAGTATTAATCGAGCATGATTTCTACCTTTTGGTTGTTTTGTATCAAAAGAAGTTGCTAAAGTTAAAGCTGTTAACTGTCCCCCAATTGCATCATACAATACAAAATCTTCTAGTATTTGTTGTTGATCTTGTGCTAGATTTTCTTTTACCAGTTCGGTTTTTGTTTTTTGAGACATTTCTTTTAACTGCTCTGCATTAAATAGTTTGTCCTGTCTGTTAGTTTGTGGTTTATTAGGACTGTATAAATTTAATACAGCGTTAAGTATAACCTTTTTAGACATTGGGCTATTTTTAACCATTTGTATTTTACTTTTATTTACATTAAGTGCTTTAATGTAATCTTTTACAATTGGCTGATTAATTAAAAAAACAGCATTTCTTACTGGGACTCCTGATCTTAATAAAAACATAAGCGCATTTCCAACTTCAGGAACAAGGTTTAAGTCAGCTACAATAGGGTCTTCTGATGCATCTGCAAAAACATTCAATAATTCAGATGCAATTTCAGTTATTCTGTGCTCTCCATTAACATCGTATATCCTGTCTAATCTAATTGGATTTCCTGTTAGTCCTCCAAAACCTTCTAAGTTTATACCTAATTTGCTAAACTTTTTTACTCCATCTATCTCAGTGTTTGGTCTGAGATATAGCCCTGCCTGCTGTGATTTTACTATGTGTGTAGCATTGGTAGCGGCTATACCCAAACCATTCTTTCCTGATTGGAAATCCTTTGTGATATTAAAGATATGTGGATATGATATTAGATCTGCGTATGTAACGTCTCTTTCTTTTATTCCTAGCTCATCTCTTATATCTAGTATTACCCTAGTTCCAATAGGATTAAGTAATTGATTATAAGATCTAGAGTTAGATAATATTTTTGTTTTTAAATCAATCATTCTGTTTTGTACAGCTCCGATGTGATTTAACTCTGTAGGATTTTTACCTTTATTTTCTGCAAAAAATTCATCTAATGAAGGTNTTTTATTTGCTTTCTTTTNTANTNNNTTAAANNCTTTTATAACNTCNTCTANACGATCTGCACGATCTTTGTCNGGGTTACTTGCAAGTTTTCTAAATCTACTAAACAATACTTCTATCTCTGCATCTGAATAATCGTATAACTTATCACCTGCTATATTAGGATTGTCTCTAAAAATAGCCATTAACAAATTATTTACAGCTGCTTCTGTGCTTCCTAATTCTTGTTCCTGTGCAACGATTAAATCTTTATTTAACTTGCTCCAAAAGTTGTTAAATGGACCATACACAGCATTATAGTATACTGCTATACCTTCTTTGGTGTTTGTATCTGCATTTATAAATTCTCTTTTTGTTAGCATTCCGTCTTTAACTGTATAAGATGGAAGATATAATGTTAATTTATCAATATCAAAATCAGATCCTGCTTTTACAACAAGCTCAGAAGGGACCATAATTTGAGCCCCAGCTTCTGCAGGTAAAAAGCCTTTAATAGTCATAAAGTCTATAGAGTGCAACCCATCTGTAGGTATACGGAATCCTATTAATTCTAATAAATTAGAGTCTCCTATTTTTCTTTCCCTTTCATTGTATATACCGTCCTGTCTTATTTCTAAATTTTTACCTAAGAGTTCTTTAAAGTAGTGTGGTAGGTATACCTCCATACCAAGAGTTTCTGAGTCTTTATTTCTACGGTCTTTTTTACGGTAAAATTTTAAACCTGTTGCTCCTGAAGATTGTAATTTTCCTTCTTTTACAACCCTAACAACTTGTTCTTTTCCAATTGCAGTTTCTGATCCTAAAGAGGATACTTGTACTGCATTTTCACCTGTTACCTTTTGTGTGATAGTATTATTAGATATTAAAGAAAACAATAAATTTTCAATTCTATTTTTATTTACAATTAAATCAAACACCTTTTTGTCCCCGTCAGGCTGATTTAATAAAGATTCAATACCTGCAGCTACATTTTCTGGATAATTTCTTTTAGCTATTTCATCACGGATCATATCAGCAAACTTCTGCATGTTACCATTTTTCAGTTTATAGCTTGTTTCCCCGTTCTTAGTAGTTTGTTCTAGATTAAATCTTTTTAATAAATTTTCTCTACTTCTTCGTGTTATTTCATTAACTGCATCTAAATAATCTGATGCATTTTTATGTACTTCAGATTTAGATTTCTTTTGTTCTTCAGTTAAACCTGCCCAAGTTTTTACATCTCCTTCGTAATCTACTGGCATTCCTCCTTCATACAGATTAGCAAGTATATGTGTTCTAGACTGCGTACCTAAAGTAACTTTACCTTTAAACTCTTTGTTAATATCTACTTGTATCCCAAAATAAGATAAATCTATAACTGTGTGTAAATCAGAATCAATTGAGTTTATACCCCCATTTTCATTATAAAATGCAGGTGCGTTTCCTGTATCTAAACTTACTCTACTTCCCACTTTTGCTGCTGTAGGATGCATAACCATGTCTGTATTAGTTTCATACATGTTTTTTAACAGTCCTTTTAATGCAGTATCTTTTCCATTTATTCTAGTCATCTGTGGAAAAATAGGAGTTAAAGATAGTTTTAATCCTACCATTTGTTTTAATGGAGATATTGCAGGTCCAAATCCTTGAGGCTTTAGTGTTGGGAATGAAGTAAGCTCTTCTCTTGTAAGTTCTTGTCCTAACATTGCTTTTTTAAATAGATTTTCTTGTTTACCTGTCCAATCACCAATTCTCATCATAAGTTCTCTATAGAAATGTATATTAGCAAATGCATTAGCATCTGCCTCTTCTATGTTTCTATACAAATTAGATATGTCTTCCCCTAAATATTCAAAATATTCTCTCCAATAAACACTCTCTGATATAGGATCTCCATAAACCATTATATTAGCTTGACCTGTATAGTTTTTATTGTGATCTCCGTATTCTTCTTTTATATCTTCACTAGTTTCTACTTCATTACTGTTTAACCAAGAATTCATTAGTTCATCAGTTCTAGGGAATTTTTTTGTACCAGATGCAAGTTTAGTTCTTTTGTATAGATCTTTATACTGCGCTACATCACCAAAGAAAAGTTTTAGTTGTTCTACATTACCTATAAAAGTTCTTAAGGTAAAAGCATGTGCAATGTCGTTTACTTGTGAGTCAGTTAAAGTTGTTTTAGATACATTTTTGCTACCTAAAATTTCAGATATAGTTTGATAATCTAAACCATTATTAACAAATGTATTTCCTTTTCCTTTACTAATAATTTTATTAGTTAACATCAAAGTTTTATTCTTTTTACTTTGATCATTTAAATATTGTATAATAGCTCTAATTAAAGTATTCTCATGTTTTGCTATAAATTGCCCAACTGGTATATTGCCTGCTAATGCAGCATCTAAATCTGAAATCTCAGACAAGTTTAGTCTAGATCTAACTATATGATTAAACACACGTAGTTCTCCAGCGTTATCTTTATAATCTTTAATATCCTTACCTATACCTTTAGTTCTAAATTGTACTGCTGTATTTAATTCGTCTATAAAGTATCCTAACAATTGTCCTTTAGCATCTATTGCATCATTAAACTGCTCAATAGGTAATCTTACACCATATTCTGTTTTAGCATCTGCTGTTCTTAATATTGGGATAACACCATTTAAAACAGAGTTTATGTATACTGCAGCTCTATCTTCATATGTTAAATGTGAGGTATGCAATCCTTGATCTCCAGCTCTGTCTATTCTTAAGCCTTCAATAACATGCATGTCTATCTTTAGATTAGGATTTTCAGACAGTGCTCTTAAAACTGCTGAATTCGCAACATACGGATTATTTTGAAAGTGTGGTAATAAAGTACCTCTGTTTAATTTATTAGAAATCATACTCATATAACTATTTAGTGTGATTCCATAAACAGGTTTACCTTCTGCATTTAAATGTTTTGGTTCAACTATCTTATCGTTAAAAAGCATTTCTACTTTTAATAAACTACCAAGTCTTGTTTGCGCGTCTAATGTTTCTTTAGCAAATAGATCTGCACCTAAGTTACCTTTTGGCAACTCTGATAACAACCAACTTGCTGCATCTCTCATAATTTCTTTTACAGATTTACCATCTATAGTTTTTGTTGACGTTAGCATGGCGTTTTTATCTGCAAATTCAAAACCAAACTGTTCAAATAATCTTAATACTGTTTCAGGGTTATTTAAAACTGCAGCTCTTACAGTTGATTTTTTATTTATGTTATTTAAACTAACATTTTTTATTACTCCTAGATTTGGTTTATAATCTAAATTAATTTTTAATTGTCCCTCTTCTATATTTACTAAAAGCCTACCGTCTTTATCTTTTATATTAGAATTTTTTAAATTATTTTTCCAAGGAGTTATAATAATATTCTTTAATTGATTTGCATTAGGGTCGACACTATAAAAATTACCATTTGCATCTAATAAGAAAGAGTCAAATGTATTTTTAGTTTTATTCATTTGCTGTGCAAACATGTTACTAAGTTTCATTTG